AGGAACGAATCTTTCGCACCGACTACATCGGAAATACCTTTCTTAATACCTCCGATAAAGGATCCAAGAGCAGTACCGATGTATTCCATGAATTTGACGTTGCCATCCATAATCTTCTTGACGACTTCATTCTCGCCAAAGAAGGCCTGAAATGCACCAAATAGAGCACTCAATGCCGTAACAACCGCTACGACCATACCAATGCCCTTAAGCGCGCCGAGACCCATCTCTCCAAGGGGCGTCGCGACTCGCATCGCTACACTCATGGCTGTTATGATGGTGCCAATAGCCAAAGCAGCAGTCAGCATTTTGTCCGTATTGCCGAGATTCTCGAGGACAGTCAATGCTCCACCCAGAATCAGAGTAGCAGCGGCCGCAAACCCAGCTCCGATGATGGCATCCTTACCCCATGCCTTGGCGACACTCAGCATCTTAAGAACAGCAACAAGAGCCGTTGCAGATGCGAGAATATCAAGGATGACCTCTTCACGACTTGTGTCGCCGAACCAGACAGCGAACAAGCTCTTCAGAGCATCTCGGATTTGGGGAGCGTACGTGCTTAGTCCGTTGATGAGAATGACGATCAGATCACCGAGACTTGCGATCATCGATGGCGCATACTCGCGAAGTTGCTTCATGGCCTCGTCGAACATAACGATAAGACCCTCAACAACAGCCGGAGCGCCTCTCTTGAGAACGTGTCCGATGGTGATAAGAATATCAGTCAAGCCTTCCTCGATAACGGGAAGCATAACCTTGACTGCTTGGAAGAATGCCGCGATAGCAGCAACAATAGCTGCTACACCAGCCGCACCAATCGCAGACAAGGTACCTAAAAGGACGGACAAAGCAGCAACGGCGGCACCAACACCAAGTGCAGCAAGACCAAACGCCAGCATAGATTTCTCCAGACCAGCGAACGTCTTAGCCAGAATTCCTAATCCGAATGCCGAACCGAGCATAAGGGCAATAGCTCCGGTGAGAGTTAAAAGACCCGCTCCGATTTCGGTAAGATTGAGCGTAGAGAAAGCCTTGATCGGAATAACCAGCATATTGAGTGCGAGCGCAAATGCCAGTATTCCACTTGCCGTTCCAGCAACATTATTGTTGCCCATGATCGACAAACTGGCAGTTATTCCACCCATCAAAAGTCCGACAGATATCAATCCCTGCCGAATCTGTTCAATTGGCAACGCACCAAGAATACGAAGAGGAACAACCAGTAAGGAGATAGAAATGGACAAAGCAAGGAGGCTCTTAGCTAGTCCAGCAAGAGATCCCTGCGTTATTGCCAGCATGCCTTTTCCAGAAATACCAGCAAACCCCTTCATGGCAATGGACATTCCGCTAATCGAAGCGACGACACCAACGAGAAGTTTTGCAGTGGTAATCAGACCTTGCTGAAGGTCCTTAGTATCCATCTCTCCAAGAAGCTTAATCGGCAATATCAATGCAGACAGTGCAAGCCCAAATGCAATTAGACTCGATGCTACACTTGAAAGCCGACCAGGAACTGCCTTCATGACAGCAATAGAACCAGTTATTGCACCGATTCCGATAATCAAGGATGCAATTCCCATTCCGAATTCTTCCCAACTAATTCCATCGAATGCCTGGAACGCACTTGCAAGAATTCGAACGGCAGTAGCTAAGGATAGGAAGACAAGAGCAAGTTTCATAACCTGCTTCTCGCCAACTTTAGTGGAAAGTGCAACGCCGACCTTTTCCAAAGCTACGAGTATAGCGATAATTGCCAAGGTCGCTTTGGCAAACACCCATGTATCCTTTGCCGATTCCGTTAACTTAGCCAAAGCACCAGCCAGAATCGAAATAGCAACGGACATACCGATCAGGGCACCGGACAATGTAAGAAGCTCAGCTTTACCAGCGGTCATCTTCTTACCGCTCATAATGCCAAGAATAGCAGTTAGTTCGCCGAAAAGTAATGCAACTGCCGCCAAAGACTTACCCATGTTTTCAGGTTTTACACGGGAAATCAAGAACAAAGAAGCCGCCAAGATACCAACTGAGATAGCAATCGACTTAAGAACTTCAGCATTGACTTTGTTCTGGAAAGCCTTTAACGTATCACCGGCGGTATTGAGAACTTTGGTAAGCGCCTTCGTAACACCAGCCCAATTTGTTTTCATTGCGGCAAGTGCCTTAGCCATCTTCTTTATCTGCTCATAGAGACCAAAAAGAAGTGTTGTACCAATCGCATCCGTTAAGGTGACACCTTCGAAAATCGATTTGATGCGATCTCCGATAGGCTTCAGTGTAGAAGCGATGGATTTCGCGAACGATCCGATAGTCGAAGCCGCACTGGTTGCCCAACCCTTCAGCTGAGACACCCACTGGGATGCCTTGCCGAATGCATTCTTTCCAGATTCACCAATGGTGTCAAATACCTTAGCGATCTGCTCACCAATTGGAGGAATCTCGGCAAGAGACGTTGTGACATTATTAATGTCAAGGACGTTGATTCCCGTAAAAGCAGAAATGCTCGTAGAAAGCATTCCCCCAAGGAACATGAATGCCCCACCAACGGCTTCCACTGCACTCTTCAATGTAGCGAATATACCTTCGATCACTCGCGATTCATCAACCATCTTAACAAGATTCGTTAACAAACCGCCAATGGTCGCAGAGAAGGAAAGAAGATAACTTGTAAGCGGAGCAGCCTGCGTTATGATTTTTCCAACCAACCCGAGAACGAGTTTAATCGGAGTAATCAGTAGCTTAACAATCGATGCGAGACCAGATGCAACTTCTTTCACTTTTGCCAGCGTATCTTCGCTCGCAACGAGTTTCGTGCTAAAGTCCCGGAATCGGAATGTAAGGTCTGCTAGCTGCTGACCCGTCTTAGCGGGGAATATCTCGCTAAAGCCCTCTCGAACAGCTTCAATGACACTCAAGAGAGACTTGAAAATGTTTGTTAAGCCTTCCCACAAAGCAGTCTGACCGCCAAGTTCAACCCACTCTTTCAGGATACTATTTCGTTCCTGTGCCGGAGCAGCAAAGACATCCCACAAATCATTTGCCAGATTTGTCCAGATTTCTTTTGCCTTGTCGTAACCACCGAAAATATAATCGAATGTGGTCATCCAGCCAGAACTGACGGCATCCTTAACAGAGTTGATAGCTTCTCCGAATGTCTTGGCTTCCTGAGCAGCCAACGCTGCACGATAGTAAACTTGCTCGAAGGCTCCATCCAGCATGGCATAAGCTTCACTGTAAGTATCGGCCATACCATTTTGAACAAGCTTATAGGCCGCTTCTGTCACTTGAGCAAAGCGACCGAATGCCTGCTCCATAACCTCTCGAGAAGCCCACTTATCGGCAAGCGTAGTCGAGAAGTTACCAATATCAACGAGAGTACCCTTTGCAGTTCTCCCGTTTTTGTCCAAGGTACCGAGGGCTTTACCAACATCGATAAATGTCTCTTTCAGCTGCTGAGACGCAACGCCGGAAAGTTCGACACTTCGCCAGTCCATAAGTGTCAAGAATCCTTGACCATAAGACTGGTTTAGGTTGTAGATTGAGCGAGAGAACTCTGCGGCACCTTTGCCCGCGAAAGAGGTTGCATTCGCAATACCCTCAATCATCGGAATCAGATGATCGATGTCGCCACCACTGGTGACCATTTGACCAAGGGATTGTGCCATCGTCGTGAAGTCATACGATGTCTCATCCGAGAACATCATAAGCTTCTCTAAATATCCATTGATCTCATCAACAGACTTACCAGTCGCATTAACGAGCGTCTGAACATTGGACGTCTTTTGCTCGTACTTGTTCCAGCCAGCAGTGACCTGGTCAATCGAAAGTGACTTAACCAAAGAAACGCCGGTGTCGATTGCCGCATTTGTGATTCGCTGAAGGGCAGTAAATGCGACAACGCCCATAGCAGAAAATTTATCTGCTACTTTGTCGACCTGCTGTGCAAGCCCCTTCATACCAGCCAGATCGGCTGCATCGTCAAGTTTCTGTAAACTCTTAGCCTGCTGATCGACGTCAAGGGATCGTTTAAATCGCTCCAGAGACTCGGTCGACTGGGCAATGTTCTTCTCAAAATTCGAATTTCGAAATTGAGCTTCGACAATTCTATAGTCAATACTAGTTGCCATCGTCAACTCACTTCCTTCCAGAGCTTAGTAGCCATAGACTCAAAGAGAGGTCTTAATGCCGGGTTGATGTAATCAACTCCTTGCACATAGGAACCGTTTCGAGTCGCATGACCGTATTGTATAAGAATAGCAATAGGAACTCCCTCATTCACGTTATTGTTGACCCAATAAAGCGAAACACCTTGGGAGCTCACCTCGATTTCGTAATCCCATCCGGTAGCAGTTTTGCCCGTATCTACCGGTGTAGCATCACGAAGAAGTTCAACCCCCTGCTTACCATATTCATTCAGCAGTTGGTAGAGACGCCTTTTCCGGTTTTTATAAAGAAACCCTTCAAAGTTCTTCAAACTGCCGGATTGTTTCATAACGACAAGGGCCATTGCTGTTATCTCCTAGCCAATTTGGCTTCTGCACGTCGGCGAGCATTGATGGAACGATACTCGTCAGCAGTCTCTCGACGAGACATCTTTTCGGGTTTTCCATTCTTCACATTGCACACGTCAATCAGTGTTAGAAGCCGGTTCAAATGCCATTTCTCATATTGCGAGGGAATATTAAGCGTTACCATCCAATAATAGATGAGCTCCGATGTGACAACGTCGCGAGAAGTCGATTTCTTACGATGTTTCACAGTAGTGGCTGTCATCGAGTCGTCGATATATGCCATAACGGTATTAATATTCTCATTTGTCAAGAATTCGTACGCTTCTTTTGGAACATTCTGGGTGATCGTCATGCAGCGAATATAATCAATCGTCTGCTCACGAGTCATTGGTTCCCTACGAAGAAAAGGAATGTGCCATTTGGCTTCCCATTTCGAAATAGAGACTAGAGAATGTTCAAGTTGGAGCGTTACTTCTTTAGTAAAGCTAAACTCTTGTGTGTCATCGTTGAACACCTCTTGTTCAGGTATCGTCAGCCGAAGCATTCCCTAGCCTCCATTTCAACCATTTTGAATTTACTCCGCCTGTTTGGGAGCGTCAGGGATCTTCGGAATGATGTTGTTGATGAACTCAGCCGTCTTATCGGGGTTCAACGCGAGCTCCATGAAAAGCTCGGAATATGCGTCGGTCTGAGAGAACTTCTCGCGCATGTCCTCGTTCTTAACGAAGCGACGACCGTCGAGAGAACGCTCACCGTAGGAACGAAGGATGATGTCCTTGATGACCGAAACAATGGCCTTACCATCGCGCTCCTTCGTAATTCTCTGAATCATGGCCTGCATCCCGCCGGGATACTCGGCTTCCATTTCCACGAGCTCAGCCTTAGACAGATTGAACTCGAAATTCTCCGTAACCTGATTACCGTCGTAATCCGTAAAAGTGATAGGTCTCCGATACATTGTGCTTTCTCCTTTTCAAAAAATAAAAATGATAGGAGGAGCCCCACGAAGAGGCCCCTCCGTAAAGATAGATTTAGCCGCCAGCCTTAAGAAGGTTGATGATCTCGTCGGGCATCAGCAGCTTCGGGGCCACGCCGTCATCGCCGCCCGTCGTAGTGGGATCCTTACCGAACAGGACATCCTCGAGAGCAGCGAGCTTCTGCTGATCGATCTTGGTGGAATCGATCACGATAGACGCAGTGGGCTTATAGCCAGTCACATTCACCGGGGTGGTGGTGACCGTCCAGCTCAGATTGGTAGCCTCAGGGCTGTCGTTGACCGTCTGATGGTTGCGCTCGGAGGGAGATGCCTGGCAGCCGTAGCAGATGTGCAGCTTATAACCGTGATCCTGGCCGTCGGTATCATTGCCGATCAGGGAACGATACACGAAGCCGAACATCTTGCGCTTCTGCTGGCCGATCGTCATGCCAGCGACCGGACTCGCCAGACCATCGCACTGGTCGAATTCCTCGGGAGAATAGTAGGCCTCGATGGTGTAGCCATACTCTTCCGCAGAGATCATGTTGAGATACTTGATGTTGTCCGCATACAGAGCGGTGGACTCAGCACCGGAAGGAGATTCGTTGACCGCAGTCAGACCGTTCCAAGCGATGCCCTCGCCATAGGTATTGTTGTCACCCATAACGTACAGAACGCCATGGTCCACGCCAGTTTCATACAGGCGCTCACCAACAGTATCCCAGATAAGACGCTTATTAGCCATAGGATGTGATCCTCCTTAGAAATATATGGTAAACAAGTCGTGATTGAGACGATCCTGCGTGTAATGTCGAACGAATCGAGTCCTAGGGATCTTCGATACTTTATCGACGACAATACTATCAGGATTCGGATCGATCACGGTAACAGCATAGACATACTCCTGCTTATAAATGCTATTGTCCGCGTGGCCATTGCTGATCTCATCACGGTTATAGACAATAGCAGGATACGTCATTTGCTTGTTCTCAGGCCTCTGGTAATAAACCTGATCGGACCCAAGAAGCTTTCGAAGGAGTTCATGAAACTTCCGCCTATTGGTTTCCATTCGAGTCATTGTATACTCCTCCTAACACGAGGGTGAGGCGGGGGTAGGCCTCTTTGACCATACGCACCCGCCACTTTGTTCCCATGTATGTTGCATAGCGGATCGAGTGGAAGTTCTTTTTGGCATAGGGATCGGCAACGATACTCAGATCATTTGCGATCACCAGATCGTCATTCAGACCTTCCTGAGCTTGAAGCTTCGCGGTGTTCGACACCCAATCGCCGAAGTGCTGACGTTCAACGATCTTCTCGATCCATACGCCTGGGCTCTCTTCGACCAGTGTTGCATAGCCGATTTTCCCACAAAACTTCGCCATTTTGAATTAGCCGCCGGCCTTGACCGCGTAGGACTCGATGGTGATGGCGCTGTAGGGCTTGGTGAGAGCGCCGGAGCAACGGGTCTCCATCAGGTACTTCTGCTGGTTGTAGTCGATATCGAAATCGTCGAACATGGAGACCGAACCACCCTTGTCAGCGCCGACGGTGTAGTCGGTCAGGTTGACGATGATGCCCATCAGGCTGTGAATGTAAGCCTTGGAATCGGCCTCATGGGTCACCTCACGGGTCAGACCCTCCATAACGGGAACGGTGACGATCTTGCTCACGCGCAGAGCGGTACGGAGCTCTTCCTCGGTCTTGTACAGACAATGGCCGATGCCATCCTCGAGAAGCAGCATGTTGGTGAGCATCTCTTCGGTGGTGTAGAGAGCGGGATTGCCGCTGCCCTTGTAGTCCTTGCGGGACTTGATGCACTGACGGATGAACTCCTTAGCCAGCTTGTCATCATCGTTGTAGGTGACGGAGTCGATACCGACCTTGATGGTGTACAGGTCCGCATCGGTCCAGATCGGGCGGATGTTGTCTTCCTTAATCTTGTCATCGGAAGCGGTGGAACGGCCGTCGGACACCAGGATTGCACGGGCGATTTCCTCATTGAGCATCATGCGCATCTCGCTCTTGAGCCAGGCGACGACGTCGAAGTCGACGATATCGATGATGTCATCGCGATCGAGCTTCTGCTTCTTGTAGATGGTCTGAGGCGTGGTGGAACGCTTGAGCAGGGTGAAGACTTCTTCCTTCTTCAGCTTGCCCTTCAGATAACCCTTGGCGCGGGCCTCGTCGGCAGTGATGTCGGCGAACACGGACTTGATGCGGGAGAACGGAACATGATGGACACCAGACATAACGCCGGAGACCCAGGACATGTCACGCTGGATGAACTGAGGCTGACGGGTAACATTGCGGTCGTCGGGGAACAGGTACTCGATGTCGGTGATACCATAGTCGGCATGCATCAGGGCATCAGACAGACCCTCCATGTCGTCCATGTGAGCCAGAACGGCTTCCTTCAGGGAGCTGCAGGCTTTGGCTTCTTTCGCAAGAAGAGCAAAGTTCTCACGAGTGAGCTGAGCGGTCGTGTTCGCACCGCTCTCAAAGGCATTGTGAGCCATAGTGGGATCCTCCTTATTTTCTTCTCTGGCAGTTGCAACCAGATAATACATAACGTTTTTCTGCTTCTCATTCATGGAGTCAATGACATCCTGAATGGTCTCTTCGGAACCGTCAGCGTGCTGAAGTTCCGGATTCGTAGCGGGATTGTTTTCCACGGGATTTTCTTCCCCATTTTGATTTGCAGGAGTCGGATCAGATTCCGGCTCACCTTCGTTGGTTGGATTTCCTTCCGGATTCTCTTCAGCCGGCGTATTTTCCGGCTCCGGTTCCGGTTCCTGTTCCTCAAAGTCATCATCACCATGGCAAATGATCGGCTCCTGGGGGAAGATGCGAGCTTCGTATTCGGCATCTTCACCATGTGCCAGATCCATGTCCTCGATAAATGCCTGGGGATTCGCACCCGCCAGAACAAGACTGACTTCACGGATCATACCGTGCATAACGTCGTGGCCCTTCTGCTTCAGCTGATTGGCGAGAATCGACAGAGAGGTGACGTCGCCATGAGTGACAAGCTCTTTGCACATGTTGCCAAATTTGGTGTTATTGAACAAACCATAGCAATACACGCCATCGGGCTTGTTGACCAGGGTGGCCTTACCGATAATAGCACTCGGTGTATCATGACGATGGTTCCAGACAAGTGGAACAACAGCACCGTTCTGATGTGCGAATGCGTTCTCGCGAATTACTCGACCATCCGTGCACAGAAGATTGTTCTTGGACGCCCAGCCCTGAAAATCAGAATTACCAGGACCCGGACGAACGTGATCAATATCGGGCATTATGTTTTTCCTCCTTCTTTAGAATTTTTGACCGATACGGTTTGGTCCGCTTTGGTTGGGACCGTAGGGGTTTGCTGATCCACTTTAGACTGTGACAAGTTCTTGTTACGGAGCTCATCAGCCTTCGGATCCTTAGACGGCTTCATACCGATAACCTGACGGATCTCATTGGAGGTAAGAATCTCATTACGAGTAAACTTATCTGCAATTTCAGCAATCTGGCTAACCGGTACGAGTTTAAAGGGATCTCTAAAGAAGGAGATCGATTCCATCTTCTCTCGCTGAGATGTCGTAAGGAATTTACGATAGAGCTCATCGGTAAGAGCAGAAGCACATGGCTCCACAGATCGGTTGTTGTAGTTCAGCATCGTCGATTCGTCTGCGGTTCCATCCAATACACTCTGAGTGATACCCAACTGGGCGTATACCATACTCGTAAGGTATTCAATCTGAGTCATGAGGTTGTTTTCCACAGCACGATTCAACTGCGTGATCTTCTCCGTACCGTCTGTGTAGGCAATACCGTACTTCGAACCCATGAGCTGTTCCTCAATCTGTTTTCGACGAGATTCGGCCTGGGTCTTACGGGCTTCTGTCTTAATGACATAGGGGAGTTGTATAATCAGATCGAGTTTACCACTAGCAGACTGTTCGTCGATGGCATCAAGCAAGTTAAGCTTATGCACAAGACGCTTCATCATACTATTGGGCTCGTTGATTATCGCATAGAAGGGATTTTGAACAATGCCGACATTGGCTTTATCGAATGTGACGTTCTCGAACTGACCGGTACGATCGTTATAACAACGAACCAATACCTGTCTCGGACGCCATTCAATGATTTCACCAATGCGCATCGTATAGTAGCATGTGACAATGTCACCCTCTTGATCCGGTTCCTGGTCTGTATCAATTGGACAAATGGCAATCGTCCCCCAGTCGAACATGCTTAGGATTGCATCCTGTACAAATGCTCGAGCGGTCTGATCGATATTTGCTTCGACTTCAAGACAATGATTCAGATCATCATCAATCTTCTTAACAAATCGACCATTTTCATCCAATTGAACATGGAGGTAATCCAATGCGGCAACGTCCATCGCAATACGATTGTAAATCGCAGTTACAATGGTTTTTTCGTTACCACGGGATAGAATCACCCGATCCGGACGAGATGAACTGATCATCTGACCTGCTGGAACATAACGATCCCAGTCAGAATCGGAGAATGCATTCCACGCACGCTTCACTTTACTGAAGAGCGTTTCTGCCATACGGTCACCTCCTTAATCGAAAGCTTCGATGTTAAGTTTATAGGCAACGAATGCGTCCATCATTGCAGAAACAGCATCGATCTTTTGATCGTAGCGCTTCTTATGAAGCTTTCGATTGCCATTGGTATCCTCGATTACGATGCAGTTACCCATCGTAAAGGACATAAGTTCCTCATCAAAGAGAAGCATCCTCTCTTCCGAGAGTTTCTTCAACTCGCCAAGAGGAACAGATTCAGTTTTTGCACCTTGTATAACTTTCTCGATACCGAATGGACCATTTTCTGAGATCCATTTTTCGATAAATTCTTTAGCATTATACGGGTCAAATCCGACACATCGGATGTCGTATTGTGCCTCAGAGATAAATCGATCGAGATCGTCATACACGACCATCATGTTCAGAGTTACGCCCTCGAGAACAATAAGACTACCTTCTCGAATAAAGTCGCAATACTTCTGATACATCGCCGGAGGCAATTTGTTAAGTGTGGTCGACGAAATATAATTTCGAGTCTTCACACCGAACGTTCCATTCGGTAAAGGAAATAGGAACGTAAATGCACAGAAGTCGTCGCCCTGAGAAAGGTCCATGCCAAGTGAACAAGGCATTTTCCAAAACTCGCGATGCTTATGAGGAATGGTCTCTTCGTAGGGGAAGAAGTAGGTATAACCCTCCATCGGAATGCCGAAACGCTTTGCGAGAATATCATTGCGTGCAGCAGGAGCCTTTTCTGCTCTCTCCACATCCAATTGATACACTTCATAGGTAACGGTTTTTCCAAGGTTTGGGTTCGCCTTCATCCACATAGAAGGATTTGCAACTTCATCGATGCTATCGAGCTTATACCACCAAATGGAGACATGCGGGTTGCGATACTCGCCTCTCAGGATGCTTTCCAGCTCCATTTTGATTGTATCGCCGCTACCATTTCGAACCGTTCCTTCCGAGCTTGTGGCTAAGATGAGGTAATCGTCGATCTTAGATGCACCCTGCTCTATGGCGCCAATAACATCCTCTCGAATGTCACCAGAAAGCCATTCATCAATACTCGCATACTTGCATCGTAAGCCCTGAAGCTTAGCAATACTCATAGGACGAATCTCGAGCAAAGAACCGGTCAGGAAATTCTCAATACCCTTCTTGGTAGAGGTCAACTTCACACGATTGGCTTTCGATCCAGTTGTGTTCTGAAGTGAGCCATCTGTAAGAAATTGGAATAGTGGACCTCTCGAACGAGTAATGGCGGTTCGAATTGGAGATAGAACTTCATCCGCCTGTTTCATGGTCGGAGCAGTCGTAATTTGGTGGGTAGTCGTTGTGTCGATGCAAAGTCCATAACTCTGCACACATGCATCGTATAATGATTTCGCAGCACCTCGACCAACGATCAAGTACTGCTTATTACGAAGCCTTTTCTTAACTCGCTTTCGAACAAAGCGAACGCCGCGACCATTGGGATTGGGAACCGGTATACTCTTTTCCGTAAAGTAAAACCAGCCAAAGACGTCCTCGGCCCAGAGTTTGAATGAGTCGAGAAGATCTAAATCACCACCATCGGTCAGGGTTAGCTCATTTTCACAAAAAGCAAGAAAGCCCTCCACAGCTTCGTCATCATAGTAGCATCCCGGATCATCGATAAGATCATCGATAAGATTCATCTGCAAATCGACTTCTCGATTTACCGGTATTTCTCCTCTAACTACGGCATCACGGAACATACCGTAATACCGTGGTACTGCGGTGTTCGATAATGCCATTTAGGTCACCTACTTATTTTTGGCCTCTTTTTCCTTGTCGGTTACCTTTGCGTTGACAACGTTATCGCCAAGTACCTTGTTGACACCTTTTGCCATTGCGTACTTAGCGATTTGGGTAAGGGTATCCTGGGCAGCATTTTCCAATGCTTTCCCAACCATTTCCTTACCCTTGGTAACCGCCGATTTCTTCTGAGGCGTCGCCATAAGCTGATAGTACTGCTGTTCCAAACGCTTTCGATTCAGAAATGCATTCAATTCAGTGTCACTCATCTCGCTTACAGACTTCTGTTTCGGTTTCTCTTCGGCTGGCTTGGTTGTAACCTTGGAAGTCGTTTTCTTACGAGTAAAGATCGAATGATGTTTGCCCGTAGAATAGCGATTTCGGCCAGCTGTGGTAAGACTACCGTCGGAATTCTGATATCGACGGATGCCCCATCTCATGCCGCGAATTCCATAATGGCAAAGTTCATCACTATAAACAACCATTTTGAATTCTCTCCTTCCTTAAGGATCAACGGCGACATTAATTCGCCATTCGCATTCTTTCAACTGGTCCTTCAGAAGCTGAACAAGAAACGCATTTGTCGGTGGATCGAAGTTAAGTTTCACATAAATATAAATGTATGTCTTGATGTCTGCTAGCTTAGCTCGATCAGAGATACATTCATCCCACGTGTTACTCGAATCCGCCACCGTAAAGTTATCGAAACTCGTTACGCCTAATTGGGACAAGAAAGAGCATGCTGTGTTAATCTCCGTAAGAACTGGCTCGTCGAAACAAGTCTCATCCTCAGAGATTCCGATCTTTTTCTTAATCGTATTGAGGATGCTATCGGTCATGTGGATCCTCCTTACGTACGCTTAACGAAGATCTGCATACAATAACCGTGACCCGAAGGAGTGATCACTTCGTACCACTCGGAATTCGGTTTGGAAACAATCTCAACAGTCGTATCCTTCTGGATTACATAAAGGACTCGATCATTGACACTCGGACCCTTACGAATGTTGAGGAGGTCGGTACCGACCACGACACCCTGACCAGCCTTTACTTCTTCGGTCTGGACTTCCGGTGCTTTTGCCTTCTTAGCCATATTTCCTCCTAATGCTTCCAAGGGCAAGTATCGAATAGTGAACGCGGAGTATAGTCCCGAGGGAGTAACTTCGCATCACCATAATGAATTGCCCGGTGTGTATTGTCAGAACAGCATATGAGATACTCTGGATTGAGTAAGAACTCGCTCGATTGAGCAATATCATCTACTAGCAAAGGGACCATATGATGAACGATGATTCGTCCATATATGGGGAACTTTTCAATTCCTAGATCGCAACACTCGCGTCCTATCGTATCTCGTAGAATAACTTCTCTTCGTACTCGTTTCCATTCTTCAGAATTGTAAAATATCTGATTAATCCATCGATCATAGCCGAAGGTATCTTCTCCGACATTTCCACCAATTCGAAGATACTCATATCGTTCAATCAAGGTCGGCAAAGTAATTAGTTCGGAATAACATTTAATATTCCGGCTCATCATCTTCGCTCCCTTGTCCGCTATAGGTTTTAAATGCCTTGATTGCACTTTTGAAGAGCTCCTCCTGACTCTTCATCGATGTAATCGCTTCTGCCTTTGCATCCATCAACTTTTTCTGAGTCTCCAGGAGTTCGAGCTCCTTCTGCTCCTTAGTAGAAGCCAACTTCAGATAATGAGTGATGACTTGCGACGACGCAGTGCCCTCTCTTAACTGTTTCTCAGCAAGATCCATGGCAAGAGCAATCATATGCTTCTCTTGAGCTTCTTCCGTCAACGGCGGTTTACGACTGATAGCCATGTCTCACGGTCTCCTTTCTGCCATTTTGAATTTTACAGGAACTTGATAGCGTAAAGCTGCTTCAGAGATGTGTTGATTTTGTTATTTTGGGCATTGATTGCCGCAACATGGCCACCATCAAGCATGATAGCAAAGTCAAACATCATCTTAGATTTGCAAAGAGTATTGATCTGGCTTGCCGTCATATTGGGACAGTACAAGCCATACATCATACCATTACGATATCCGAGAACTGTATGATTCGTCTTGCGCAGAACATCGCTAAAGACTCCAGTGAAGCCTTCGGCTTTGGGATTATAGAAATCCATCAGCCCCATTCCACCGACCGCCCAGACAACGTCATAAAGCGGCAGATCGTCACTCACCGTTTTGACACGTTTAATCTTTACCTCGCCAGTACTACGAAGCTTATAGATAACGCTTTCCGGCTTATCGAGGGAAACATAATGGCAGGCAGACCAGCAAACGACTTCTCCATTTCGGATAAGAACGCTACAGGGAGCAACGCCACCATTAAAACTACCACTAATGCAATTAAGCGGAAGCGAACTGTTGGGATTAAACGGATCGATGTCTTTTGCAATGATTGCGGGGCAATCATACAGCTTTACATTCAGCGGGAAGCACTTTGCGTTAAGTTTAATAGCGATATCAGACATAGTCTGATTGCCAATTACACCATTCGCAAGGGCACCAGTCGCGGTTTGGATTGCTTTAATCATCCGCTTTTCTTCGGATGTGGCACCAGTTATTTCCCTCATAGAAACGTCAACCTCATATTTCGGCATATTAGGCGGGTATTTTCCAGCCTTGATCATACTACTGCTATACTTTTTGTTGTCATCCCACTGAAAATGGGTTCGATCAACAAAACTTTTCCAGTCTCCGCCCCAACTAAAGCCAATCTTTTTTCCGATGGCCGATGCTTTCTTGAAGAACTCGGCGTCATCGTATTCATGACCTTTTACATTCTTGCAAATGTCGAATGCTAATCCGGCTTCCACAGAATGAAACGTTGGAACAGTCGCTGTCTTGGCGGCCCAACCTTGAGAAACACAGTATTCTTGATATGCCTTATCGCGAACCGTTTCGGTAATAAGAACATTCAGACCCGCTTCCTTACAAAGATCCAAAAATATCTTAGCGTTTACCCGAACGTCTTCGCGCAGATACTTCACATCCCGAGAATGAAACATCGTTATGCTTTCTTTTGGTTGGTTTTGGTTTTTTTCACGTTGGACGTCGAAATCCCAATCAAGCTGCCAAGGAACAGTTGAATCGCACTCAACGTTACGGTAATCTGTTCTACATTACCCCAGCCCCAAACCGGAGCAAGAGATGCGTATAGAGCAGAGCAAGCCGGAAGTACGATCATGACAACCCATTTGAGAATGTCATATACTTTGTCACTCATCTCGAACTTCATGTCGTTTCCTCCTTACTTACGTTTTTGATTTTGATTGACAATGTGGTGCGCAGAGCTATTTAAATAGTCCTCCATCTCCTTGATAGAGGACTGTTTTGCCTTCTCGTCATCTTTCAATGACGCCAGAATACCTCTGCATATGATTGCCATCTCTTTCCGAGTCGCAGCCATGTCTTCATCGTGATGCCTTCGCAAATCAGAAATGTCACGAGAATGAGCTTCTTCTAAACGAGTAATTCGTTCATCTTGTTCCCGATCGTATTCCAATTTGTGGACAACTCGAGTGATGTAATTCCATACGACTGCACCTGCACCAAGGACGGCTGCGAATGAAACTATGGTTTGCCAGGAAATAGTTACAGGCATACACTTCACCCTTTCTATTTTAGAGTTGAGCACTTAATAGAACTCGTAATCGTGGCCATACCACGAATTCTAGTCAATGCTCAAAACTAAAAATAGAAGGGCGGGGCCCATAATGGACCCCAAACCCCTCAACACAACTCACGCAAGGCGCGTGACATTAAGGCAAACACGACTGACCGTACCATCAACACCACTGATTTGCACAGTGATCTCGGGATGGATCACCCGGCAAGCCTCGCCTTCAAACGCCGGGGCAATGGCGTCGAGCATGTACAGTACTCCGCTGTTGACGTTCATCGTACGCACAGAACAAGGAAGCAAATTGCCGTCCTTATAAAGTGCAACAAGGACAACGCCAGCAGTAGAGGGCGTAAATGCAACGGCACCACTAGCCGTATAAAGACCATCCGAAAGAATTCGGATACCCTGGAGACTCGTGGTCAGCGAACAACCCGTCTTCTCCAACTGTCCTCCAGGAGACAGAATGGTACCAGCCGTGACGAATGTCTGGGCCGTGGTGTTGAGCGCTGTTAACGTAGACTTGCGATAGCAGTTACTTGCCATTTTGAATTCCCTCCTTGCTTGTCAAAGCACTACGAGGTGACTCAGTTGCAACCGCAACCGTTGCAGCCACCGCAGCCATTACAGCCGCAGCCGTAGTTATTGTAGCAGGTATTGGGATTCACACTCGGCTTGGAATAGAAATTACCAAGCTGACCCAGGATATACTGGTTCTGCTCCATATTGCTGATCTGCGTCTTCGCATCAGACAGCTTGGTACGAAGCTCATCCAGATACTGGGACTGGATCAAATCACGTGTCAGCTGATTCTGCTCAATGATGGTCGTCTTGATGTCGCAGCAGCAAGACTGCATCTCGGCGCCCAGCTGATTGAAGGAAAGCTGGTTAGCATAACGGTTCTCAAGAACCTCCTTCTGGGTCGCGCAATTGCCCGTGAGGACATCACGCTCAACCTGAGAAAGATCATTTGCAACGACCGCGGCGCCATTACCGAAACCGCGATTGCCGAAGAGACCACCGCCATTGAAAGCCAGGAAGAAGAGGAAGATCAGGATAACCCAGAGGAAGCCAGCGCTACCCCACGTATCATGACCATTGTCATCCTCGAGAGCCTTCATCATAAGAACATCGCTCAGTTCTGCCATTGTTAGTGTCCTCCTAATAAAAATATTATTTCAACTCAATAGTTGGCCACCCTACTGAGTTAAAACCAATATTAAAACCAATCGGAACCACTTTTGGGCCGCAATTGACTGGAAGCTACCCCACCAATTGCCTGTCGAGCTTCATTCCAGACACTGTCAGGAATGTTAAAGTTACGTAGGCCCATTTTTCTAGCCATTCCGTAAACTTGCTGAAGCTCGTCTAACTGCTTTGAACTTATCTTTCCTTCTTGGGCAAACTGCCGAATTGCTTTCGCGGGGTCATCGCCCCGCTTGATCATCGTTGACAACATTGCTGCTGTCTCCGGGGATCTCTTTGCCAGAGCGTTTAGTGCCATTCCTTGCGCTTCCTGCGGATTGCTTACCGCGTTCGCAAGTTTCACCAGATCCATTAGACTCATTTAAAGTCATCCTTTCCAAGATCTGACTCATCATCGCTTCTAAGCGATCGAGTCGAGCGTCAGAGGATTCCTCTTTGGGCTCATTTTGAGTGGAAAGTTCCTTCGTATAGTCCACAGAGGATTCACTCGAAGGAGTAAAGGATACGGCATCCGAAGAGTTTTGCATAAGAGAGCCAAATGAGTATGGCGTGATATATGTCTGACCATTCTCATACTTCTTAGCCCAGAATCGCTTATTCTTAAAATCGAAGAACAAACGAGGAGTGCCATCCATCGGGACAGAAGCTTGCTCTACTTCACTCGGATCATGCACTTCGCTGTATTCGCCTCTACGGCGATTGGCGAACGTGTCATTCACGATCTGAACAGGTTCGTTCATTGGCATTCGATTACTCATGTTCTGATACATATTGTTATACTGCTGCATCAGTTGATTCATCTCTTGCTGAATCTGCTCAGGGCTTTTCATCATCCCACAACGATTTCCCATTCCGGGGTTAAACATTGGACCAGGCATTCTCATTCACCTCCAAAAGCACTTCTAAGAAAGGCTAGAACCTCTCCTGCTCCAGTTAGGAGCTGCTTGTAAGCCGGAGACTGAGACTGTTTCGCACGTTCGTGTTTGCAATACTTGAGAACGAAAATATCGCCGGTCGTAATGTTACCTGTCTCAGACACCTTGTTAAGCGTCTTGATCATCAGGTCATCTACTTTATCAGCCATACTTACGCTCCTTAAGAGTTGAACATATCCTGAAGGATTTTGTTCTCTTTGGCACGCTTGATCATCTGGCCATGCACGTAATTATAAATGGCGAGCATGTCTGCCGGAGGCGCACCATTCTTGGCTTTGTATTCGTTGATCAATGCAACGACGCGATCATGAAGTTTGTTGTAATGTTTCGTTTCTTCCAGAGAAAGATCATAGAAAAGCTTCGCTGTCTCTTTATCGCTTTCCTTATACTTAAGGGCGAGATTAGCATAGGACTCGCTATCATTAAGTTCTTCGCTAATCTTATCGTTCAGACATTCGATAATTTTCATCGCTGATGTTCCTCCTTCTAAAAATTTTAACAAAGGAGAGGCCCTACAAATATGTAGCTATACTCATAGGACCCCTCCCGTGTACCCAATTGACGGTGCGAAATCAATAGGAGAGATCACCAAACTCAATGAGATTCTCGTTCAAACTTTCATTTGAAAACTGAAACTCAAAGAGAGGGGTGAGAATATACCAACTTCCGTTCATATCTTGTGCAAACAACGAAATACGGTACTCTCCATCACCGTGAACCAAATAGTCATCATAGATGTCAAAGGATCGCGATGTGTTCGCAGGCGTCTGGGAAAACGAGGCAATGAGCGTCCCAATACCAACTCCCCAGGATTCGCCGCTCTTCGTTGCTCGACACTCAAAGGACTTATACGGCCCATTCGCCGTGAATGTCACAGTAATGTGGTCATGGCCTTCTACGGATGAGATCTTAGATCCCGTCGTACTGAACGTTAAAGTTGGTACAGCCATAGAGTGTTACCTCCTGGCTCTTACGCCACGCTCCAGGTGCCGGCAGCGTTACGGACGAAGACCTTGATGATCTTCTCGCCGTCACCGGCAGAAGCAGCTTCGAGGTCAGCAGCGTTGATGGTGCAGTCGATAGCCTTAGCATCAGGATACTCGCCGGTACCGCTCATGTTGGTGGAGCCGTTGGTCGTACCGATCACGACGCCCGCATCCTGCAGGGAAGCGGTAGTGGGAACGACCTTGACCTTGTACTCGACGAAATCGACATCGCAGGTGAAGCTGATCGCAGCAACGTTGAAGGTCTCGACCTTCGAGATCTTGCTCTTGTCGGGGCCGGTAATGGTGACCACAGGAACAGCAGTATCGAGGATGATCTCCTTCGTAACGACAGCGGACTCGTTGCCGACATCATCACGAACCTTCAGGTTAACGGTCTTCTTGCCATCGCCAGTGGCGAGAGTGATCGCCTTGGTCGCAGCGAAGTTGACCCAAGCAGCATCGGCTTCGGTAGCGGCGCCATCAACGCCACCCCAGATCTTCATCTGATAACCGGTGGTCTCAGCATCCTCGCAGCCGATCTTGGCCGTAATGGAAGCACTGGTGGTATAACGAGCATCATCGTTCAGAGCCAGGGTTACGCCAGCAGGCGCAGTGGTATCGAGAATAAGATTAAAGAAGCTAGCCATATAGCATCTTTCCCTTCATCATAGATTTAACTTTTTGTGTCGAGCACTAGGTAGATATATCCGCCTTTCCGCTCGTACACGGGATCTCCTCCCACAATGACAGCTTTAATGCCTTGTGTACCGATAAACACTTCGGTAATTTCCTTTTCATCGATAGCAATCATAGCAGATTACCCCCGAATGAAATATGCGGTACGGGGATCCTTTGTCTCGAGGGCTTCGTATTCACCACGGTCCATTACCTTGATTTGATCGAAGTCATCGCTCTTCAGATTTCCGTCACCGCTACCGCCCCCGCTCGTCAGAGAATACATGTCCTCGATCATGAGGGCATATTTCTTCTCACGATTAGGAACAGGAATTACATCAACCCGTACGAAACATACACACAACCAATTCGCACCCTTAGCCGCTTCTGCGTCTGTCGGGACAATGTAACAAACAGATTCCTCTCCTTCGAGAGGCTCACGATTGAAGTTCGCATTTGTCACATTGTAGAGGTTGCCTACAATCGGCTGACTCTCGAACTTCTGAATGGGAACAAAGAGCGCCACCAAGCCAGTGGGTCCCGGTGCAACCGGAATCTTGGTGATGTCGTACTCTTTTGTCTCGGCATTCCACACTTTGTAATATCCGGACTCATCCGGAAGCGCGGGATGCGTTGCATAACTCTCCGCCACCGTAGCTGCCTTCTTAGCAGCATCGACGTCCGCGGTCACAGTCACTTTGATCGGGGCATCAGGAGTAGGCGGGAGTGGGCCAGATTCAGTAGACGATTCTTCGATCGTCACTTGGGCGACATTGGACTTGCCCAAAATATACTCTTCGGGAACTGTCGTATCCCCAGTCACCGGCATCTTTGAGATTACAAACTGAAGAGATCCCTCTCCAGCATAGTATGTCTCAGTAATGGTCGGATACCAATCGATCACGTTATCGAAATCGTTTCGATCGATCTTCTCGACAATCGTATTATAAATAGCGCCATCCGGTCGACGAAAAACGCCGACCAAGAAAATCACACCATCTGCCGAATCCCGGAGAACTGGCTCTACGAACTTGTAGACGTCGAACGATACTTTACGATAACGGTTCTCACCTTGTCGACCAATTGAAAACCGATGCGGAAGTAAATTGAGATTATACGTTCCGCTAGCCACAGTAAATACCTCCTGTAGTTTTTGCAAAAATCACAGAGCGCATACTAGAACGTCCGAGCAAGATGCGGGACGATTCGACGCTGAAAGGAGCAAAGCACAATCGAACACTATATAGAGGAGGTGAGGGCAAGACCTTTGGAGGTAACATGGAAGAATCCATGATGAGAAATCCCAAGTTCAGGGATGGTGAAGAGACTGGCCCGGACGCTCTATTATACGCTCTGTGAAAATATAACTCAGACTGTTTTTCCAAAAAATCCCGCCGGAGAAATATCAAGGACACCCGCGACATGGGAGGGGGGTTGATATTTTCGCGACCCCCCATATGCTTTTTATATTATATTTGACCCCATTTATTTCTTTTTTGTTCGAAACAAAGTCAAAGACAACATGAAAAGTCATTTAATTGTCCTTTCTATTTGTAGGATGTGAGCAGGAGTGATTGAGAAGACACAGTTAACAAGCTACGTTTGTTCATTTGTAGACTCTGAATTCGAATCTTCTTGAACTTCTTCGACAACTTTAATGTAACGATCAAAGGGGTCATACTTGATGATTTCATCAATTGCAGACTCAATGTCATTAACATTAGCAGTTTCGTTATTAGATTCAGAAGACTTCGTGATTCGAGCCAAATAAGAACAAGAAGAGTAACCTTTGTCCATGTCAAAACGATACCAATCATCGAATTGAGTAATTGGATTGAAAGGATTGTCTTTTGTAGACAGAGCAACAACTCTCATTTAGTCGAAATTCACCTCATTTCAACACATCATTTGATGTAATTATTGATCGTTGATGTAGAAACACCAAGAGCTTCGGCTATTTCAGCATTGGTGTATCCACTCGCAGACATAGATTTAATCTTCTGAACCTTGGTATCACTCAACTGAGTGGTAGTCTTAGGCATAGCACGAGCCTTAAGGGCATCTTGATCGGTATACCTAAGAATCTGCATGAGTTTACTGTCGCTAACTGCACCTGCCTGAATGGCTTCCCATTCCTTGTCAGTGATGGTGAACCGAGTTCCTTTACCATTTGCGCCGACATCAGCACGAGCATCGTTAATTGAGTTCTGCTTGAGCTTCTTGTATGCCTTCTTCTCTGTATAGAGCTCCGGATTGGCCTCAACCTTTGCCTTCACAACAGCATTGGCATTGATTTGAGCCTGCCTCTCTTTAGGGGCGTTACGGGCAGCCTTATCGATCTTGTCGTTAAGACTCTGCACCTCAGAAGCATAGTTTTTAGCAGCTTCAGGAGAACGCTCAAGCTTTTCTGTAGACAGGTATGAAAGTCGAGCTCGATTACCCAGGGCCTTTACTTTGTTGGCGTAGTCCGCGTAGGCGTTTTCCTGGGGGGTACCTGATGAGAGGTCGTTCACATCTCTCATATAAAGAGTCTGTGACACTTTCGTCATAGCCGGAACAATCTTTCCACTCTTTTTGTCATAATAAGTACGACCAGATTCCTTGTACTCTACTTCACCAGTCTCAGGATTGATACGACCAGAACCTCTACGCTCAGGCACTCGAATGGTTTGCTTACGACGAGAGAGAAGTGTGGACGCTCCGCCAGCCTTAAGTTCACCATTCTCATCATACCGAACTTGCCACTTCTGCTTGAGTTCATCGATATGATTGTCCTTCTCGGACTGCTTATAATCTAGCTTATGCTTAACAGCATCGATGACTACCATGCTATGCTTGACAGCCATGGCGATCTCTTCAGGAGGTGCATTCTTCAGAGTCATGTCTGTGATTAGGTTCGAAACAGTACCCATTTGATTTTGCTTCTCGGACTCTTTCATCAACCTAACACCAGTCTTACCTTCGGTTGAGTAAGCAGCCTTAGGATCAAAGCCTTCCAATTCCTTTAACGGACGACTTGTCTTGACTTTAACCTTATCGTTGACCGGAATGACTGTTGCTGTATCGCCATCGAAGTCTGCGCCCGACAAACGTTCTGCAACCTTGGAGTTAATACCAACTGCGTCAATTGCATTACCTAATGCTTTCTTAGCAGCGGGGTTCTTATTATTGACAACCAGCTCAGGGATCTCGAACGTTCCGCCATGAGGATAACGAATCAGTACAACACGTTCGCCATTCTTATAGTTCGGAGCATAGATCTCGTTGTCTTTGAGTTCATCGATCGGCAAGAGAACTTGATTCTTCTGTCTCGGAAGAGCAGCAGCCTTCAGATGTACAGCGGCAGAGTCACAAGAATTTGCAAAATCGAGAAGAAGCTTTCTCTTAATCGTAGGATTCGTATAATCCATGATTTCTTGATACTGGTCCTCAAGATCAGCATAAGTAAGATTAAGCTGTCTCTTAATCAAAGACATCGGCTGTTTCGAAAGAAACTGGGAAGATAAGTTGATCGATTGATCTTGCCAATCTCCTTCTTCTTTCAGTTTATTAATCGCAGAGAGATGTTCTTTACCATCTTTCCCGATGTAATGAGACTGACCATTGGCTTTGATGGTTGCACCAAAAGGATTGTCGGGATCATCCTGAATCTTCTTAAGCACATCCATCTTACTTTTATTGGAGCTCTTGTTGGTGTTAAAGACGATGTCATAGCCTTCAGGAATATTATCCGAATACATCGCCATGCCTTTCAGATAATGACTTCCGTCAACCATGATACGAACCTGAGCATAATGAGACTGCCCAAGATTCAAGTCTTCCACGCCAGGACGGATCTCGATAACGCCATCTTTCGATGTGCCACCTTGATCGCCATAATTGATCTTGATTCGATCAGATGCAATGCTTGCCGGATACTCACGCTTAAAGTAATTGAATCCACCATCTTCCGAATGGTAATCCTTTACCTGCTGAATATCATCACGATTTCGATAGACATCGCCAAGTGTAGTTCCGGGCTCACAAAGAACCTTCATGATTGTTTGCTTACCCGGGTTTGTTACCTGAGGAACGCCTACACCGTGAACTTCATATCCTTCAAGCTCCAGCATAGTGAGTGCCTCATTCAACTTGCCAGAAGAAACGCCAAGTTCTCGCTCAACGCCAGCACCGACATCCAAATAGGGTTTGGACTTAAGTTCTTCTTTCAGAACTTCGGCAGTGCTGATGGCCTGATTCGCACGAGCACCAACTTTCTCATCCAACAGAGTACGAATCGATGAGTCATTCTTATAACCCATAAGATCCGTAATCTCTTGAAGAGACTTACCTTCTGCGCGAAGTTGTTTGGCTCGCTCTGCTTCTGCTCGACGTTGCTCATGCTGAGACAGCTGATAGAAAGCGCGATAATCCGTAGAGCTCATATTGAACTCTTTGCGAATATTATCACCAGACGGATCCCATCCTTTTGCTCGAAGCTCGTCCACACGCTTCAGAAATGCTTTCTCTGCATCTAGAATTGTAGGCTTTTCACCACGAGCTAGCATAGCATCCGCCGTTCCTTGAAACCAGGGCTCATGTTGATAAGGAATTTCACCAGAACCCCATTTATAGCGCCCAGATCTTCGCTTAACGCCATAATGGGCTAGAATTTCCGCCTCAATGGAGGCATCCCCGTCAAGAATAGGATCTCCGATAACGGGATCATAAATATCCATGGTTAGCCTCCTTGTTTGTCAAGCTTTCTAAGTTGTTTGTCAAACCTCACAATGAGATTCATGATTGCGCGAATATCGTTTGGATCGGGTACACAAATTTGACAGTCATCGTTCTGGTAAATTCGAAGTTCGATCCCAATATCAAACGGACTCACGTCATACTCCAAACAGAAAAGAGCAGCATATATCATAAGCTGTTCCATATGAGTCGGAGTAACACCCGTTTTCAAATCGTGAATTCTCAGAAAGTCATCACGAAATGAAATTGCATCCGCGGTCCCAAAGCAGTATTCCGAATAATACAGAACTTGCTCTGGTGACATGCGGAATCCGATAGCATCGTTGACATAGAGATTCAAAGTCTTCTTTGATCTTGCCAACTTTTGATTTAGCTTGATACACAGCGCCGCAAACTCATGAAGCTTTGTACCTTCTTCGGAAGCACGATAGTTAAAAAAACTATTAGCTAGCTTTTCGTCGTTGTAGTTGAGCCAGTGGTATTTGCTTGCTCCGAGGAATGCGTGCTGTCCTACGAGTTTTGAATGATCGTTGAAGATCATGCAGTACCTCCTCTTTGTTCTCCGGTGAGATAAAGGCCGCAAAGGACATCTTATTGAGAAAGGCCACCCAATAGTCCTGATTCGGACGATGCGCTGCGTGTGCCCCTCTTTTACACTCGAGCGCTGCCCAATGCTTGCCATAAAGAACTAAGAGATCAGGAAATCCTTGTATGTAGGTTTCGACCTTAAAAGCAAGTGCTCCAGGAAACCGAGTCATGATTTCCTTGATCAGTTTTGCTTGAAAGTCTCTTTCCTTTGCCAAGTGAGTTCCTCCTCTCTTAAAACTTTAAAGAGTCTGAATGGTGTGTGTCTTACTTAAATCGGACACATTTCCCTTCTCCTCCCATTAAATACCATGTTTTTTTCGCGCGGAAAGATTCTTCCGCTTCCTTTTGACCCAAAATATCAACAAAAAGTATGCGGAATAATTGTTCCCAAAAGTTCAAAAAATATTTTTTCGCCTATATTACTATATATGTTTAAAACTCCTACGTGTAATTGAAAAAAAATTTAAAATTTAAACTTTTCGGAACGAAGTTTCCGCATGCAAAAAACCCCGAAACCCCTGATATTACTGGGTTTTTTGGACCTTCGCTCGACAAAAAAGTCGGGGCGAACTATTCCTATTTTTAAGGCACAACTATTCCTCAAAAATGGCCACTTTTTTCGCTGGACCGATTTTTCAACTTTTGAGAGAAAAAACAGCTTAAAATAGAGGAATAGTTATTCCTTAAATTTCGGAATAGTTGTTCCTCATATTTTAGGCATGATCGTGCCGTCCGAAACAGTCCATAAACAGTCCATAAATGGCCCACAAACAGCTTCTAAACAGCTTCTAAACGGCCTCTAAACTATCCCTCAATAATCCCCAAAGAGACAAAAAAGAAGAGGGCGTGATTTCTCAGCGTCCCCCTCTTTTCTCTACTCAGCGACGAGTCATCAAATCCGTCGGATCGATCCCCAGCACTCGACAGCAACGAAGTCCATCGAAGAAATTTGGAATGGTGATACCGTGCTCCCAATTTCGAAGAGCGCGAGCACTTACCACCAAACGTTCCGCCAGCTTTGCTTGAGACCAGCCCAGCTTCATTCGACGACTGCAAATCAGTTGACCAAAGTCTTTCGAACTAATCACAATTATCCTCCTTTACAACGATTTCTTTTCCCAAAACCTTCGCAAGTTTTAGTATATTTCCGATGCGCGGGAGGTAATGTCCGGCCTCATAATTGCCAATAGAACCCTTCGGAACGCCCGAAATCTCGGCCAATTCGCGCTGTGTCATGCCTCTTTCTTCTCGTCGCCGAGCTAAATTATCCCCAAATTTACTCATTTTTCACCTCAATTGGCTTGGCAATGTAGATGGTATTGAATAAATCCTGGCGAATATAAGCCGTTATATCTCTTCCATTTGCCAAATCGATGCCTCGGATCGCCTCTTTATGGGCTTGCTTGTTCCGCTTTGAGAGAATTCGAGCCATTTTTCGCAAATTTCGCCTTACGATTTTGTATTTTGCATCCATTTGATATCGAATTGGGTAATATGTAATCATTCTATGGATGTCTCGAGCCTCTTTTCTCTGAAATTTGTTCATATCAGTGTCTCCCGAGCCAACGACAAAGCTTGTAAATCAGCCAGAAGGGACCAAAAAGCAGCAGGCAGATGAAATCTTTCATGATAAAACCTCCAAAATATCAAAAATGTGGGTTATTAAATCCAACCAAAGAGAAGGGAAAAGATTAAAATGACGAAGCAAGCGAAGAAATAGCCCATTTCGAGGAGCAATTTTTCGTAATAGATCGGCTCCGTCTCCTCATCAGAGTTCGTGAATTGGATGAAATGGTATGCGAGGCACAAAACAGAGAGGATGAGATTGCTGATTAAGAAGTATTTGATCATTTGGTTACCTCTTTGATGCTCATACGGATGATTTTCTTCGAATTGAGGACGGTGTATTCCGTTTCCGAGTCCGGAAATACAGGATATGAGACACGGCAGATTTGATCAACAATATCTGTCACCTTCACATCAGGAGTCGCCGGCATTTCAGCAGTGTAATACTGATTTCCTTCTAATGCGATTTCAATGCGCCAACATCTCAACTTAACTCACCTCCGAAATATAAGAAATACTGGGCGCGATGGAAATCCACAAGCTTGGATTTCAGATCTTTCAGTTCGTTGGAATTGGATGTCCAGACCTCCATTTGTGTTTTGACGAGCTCACTACTAGCAAGCTCCGGATAAGCAGCCGCGACCAAAGCAATGGCGCCATCCGACATCTGTACGTAGGTGATTTGCTCATGCTCACAATAGGCCTTAACCGCTGCGTCAATGGACTGCTCGATTTGTGTATTCTGGTCTTCGTAGATTTGGATTTTCTCTTCGATGCTGAATCCGGAAGCAACGACAATGATGTTCCAAAGAGTCCAGACGCCAAATACAATGGTAAATATGACGCCCAGAGCGCCAGGAACAACGGCAAGAAAACCGAATTTGTTCGTAGAACCGTCTATGATTTCCGCCAAAAGGACAAGGCCTAGAGCGATAGCTAATAATAAAGTGATCATATGTTACTCCTTTCTTTCACGGCTGGCTTCGTGCGTGAAGCCGTCCGGATACCGATTTTTCAGTTTCTGCAGATTGAGCTTAGCGATGGTGTCCACACTGATCCCGAGTTCATTGCAGAGCTCCGTGAGATACCAGAGAACGTCGCCTGCTTCCAGCAAAAGTGCCTCAATGTCAAGCTCATGGCCGTGGAACATAGCCTTCTTGACGATTTCCTGGCATTCTCCAGCCTCTCCGTTAAGCCCCATAACGGCCTCTAGAAGCCTCTTAGAGCACACTTTAACCGGAGCGCCTTCCGAACCTATGCCATAGATCTCCTCTTCACCAGCAAGCGTTGAAAAGGCCGGAAGCGGGCCTAAATAGGCCATGGCTTTATGCCGGTACTCCATCATGTCCATGATTTACTCCTTTCGATTCCACGTTGGTGGATTTGACTGTTTCTTGGTTGTCTTGCGTTCCGGGAATGCGACAATGTAGCCCTCTGCAACGGCTTCCTTCATTCGTGCTTCCGCCCAATTGCGAGCTTCTGCATAACTTTGGAATACCGGGATCATGCTGAGCCGATTCCATTTGTCGACCATTCGGTATTGATGTGCGTTGGAATCCCAGGCAAATCGACACGCTTCCTCCACTCCGCCAAGGCCGGCGATAAATATCTTACACTGGTGACAAAAGTCAGCCTCGATAGAAGTGACCAGTTTGGAGTGAATGTAAATGAGTTTCCGTCGTTCGGAAGGAGGATACAGCATAACCTCATTGACGAGGAATATGCGACTCATAATATCCATTACTTGTTCTCCTTGGGCTCTTCGCCGAAGATCTTTCGAATCATCTCATCCGTCAGATGCTGCATTTTCAGATGGAATACCGCAGTATTCAGTGCATCGATCTTTGATGATTCCTCATAACGCTTACAATGAAGCGGGCGCATCTGAATGCCGAGTTCAGGGAGCTTGTATCGAACTACCTCCTCGATGCAGTGCTGATACATTTCATTCGTCACCCCACGGAATGGGTCTTCAAATCGACAAAGATCCTGATGAGCACAGGTATCACAGTCGCAAGTCGCCCGATCAATGGCTTCTTTGATGGAAAGTTCAGGTTCCTCCGTTGGCTTCTCCACCTTTTCCAGCCGGAATCCATTTAGACTGGTTTTCTTCGTTCCCAGAATTTCCTGATTCCAGCATTTGGCGCAGACTTCATTGGTGAGACTCTGATTCATGATACAAGGACCATAAGCGGTCCCGGATGTGATGGACTTATCTGCATCGACGAGCTTCTTATAGTGAGCAGGACAGCCCTGGATTCCGCCGAAGACTTCATCGTCTACAACATCACTGCCATAGTTCTTGATTACAAATTCGCGACGAGTCATCGTTATTCTCCTTTCTTGTTGTCTGCCTTTGTCAGCAGAATATATTGGTTTGTGTATTCGCGGTCGGTGACGATTCCGCGTTTGGCTTTGTTCATGGATTCCTCATCCCAGTAAATCGCGAAATCGATTTCCGGATACTTCTTTTCGAGGACCCAATCTTTCGGAAGCTTCCGAATGGACTTCTTTTCCGGATCATAGAAGAAGATATACTCCAGATCTAAAGTCTCATCCTTTGCTACCACTCGGATTTCAGCATTGGCCCTCATCAACGCGACGATGACGAAATTCCCGACCACCAGGAGATCGGCATTGGAAGAAACGTTCACTCGAACAAATGTCCAAAACCGTCCGCCAACGACTGGCATAGGGACTTCATCGTTCTGCATCTCAGAAATCGGTGCATTCCAGCAAGTAGTGCAATCGGGGTCCATACCACATTTGGACGAGCGAAGCCCAGCAGCAGACGGATCAATATCCACAAGATCCAAATAAGTGCCCGGGCAAGCGATAACACCTCCCCTAGCCCTAGCAAACACTACATTCGGATGATTTTTCAGCATCCATTCTTTCCTTGTCATTCGAACACCTCCTGTTCAACATCACCGCCGGCAACCGTAACAGACCGCATAACTTTCCCGGTCTCCTCATCGTAGTAAAGAGAATCGAGAATATAATCGATCTGGGATTGCACGTCCGGATCAGTCATCCTCAGCACTTCATAGCCCTCCAGGCCAACGGTCTTCCGAAGCTTCCCAAGAACTCCAGCAGTCCACTGTCTGAATTTACGAGCCTCCAGCTTGCGAGAAGCGAAGAGCGCTTCATAGATGCCAGATTCATTAATGACAAGCATACTACGAGTGATGTTATCACCCGGCTTTCGACCAATATCTCGGCCGATCATGTCCTTCGTGATGTGCTTAACCGGATCGCGAGAATATCTAAGGTCGTTTGAACCGGCATTAGATACATCAATTGTGACTCGCTCCATACATTCAGGCGGAATTCGTTCACTAACATACTTAGATTTTAATCCAAGTGCATCGCAAATATCCTTGAGAACCGCATACCAGTCCCCATCAAGATTCACGAAACGGATATCATACCCGTTCCAGTTTTCAATTCTAGTTTCCATAGTTACTCCTTTCAAATATCTGTTATGGGTTTTACCCATCTTAGATCCTTTTAAAGGACCTTAAATATCTAATACCCTTTTAAAGGTGGTTAGATACAGCCTCGGTTTTAGCGATCTTGAATATCTATCCCCAATTTAATTGGGTTTAGACCCTCTTGGAATATAATAAAAAGGCGACTTACCAGACTGACCTGTGATACCCTCCAAAATATCATCGGTTATACTTAGACACTTTCGACAATCATAGAGCAAATTAGCATCTAGATAAATCTGAGCGAGATTGTTCCAAAATAGAGCATCGTCTAACGCTCGGCCGGTGGCATCGGAGCACCACTGCTGTGCTCGAAGGTTTTTGACATATTCAAGGTTATGTGCCGCCTCACGATCGAGCTTCTTGTCCTCCTCATAATAGTAAAGGAAGCAACCGAGCATGGTTAAGAGACCTACACCAACAATAATCCCGAGCATGATTAATATAACGTCCATGTTCCCTCCTTAAAAATGATGACGCTTTTTCGGTTTACGACCGTATCCGCTGGACATACTTTTTGAGAGGAATTTCAGAACCTCATCACAAACAACCGATGTCATTTGCACCATCACTTCAGGAACGATAGGCTGTTCCGTGTCTTTTTTCGGATCCATCTCAATTCTCCTTTGCCCTTAAGATCGCTGCAATACGTTCACAATGCTTTTTCCGCAGGGCATACCACTTTTTCTTACCAATTTCCTGCCACTTACCATCGACCTCTTCGAAATAGGCATCTACACTAACCTTTCTGCCGGTTTCCGGGTCAGCAAAGTCAATGATATGCTGCGCATCGTAATCGCCGTGTGCAGGGTCGGTCAGAATTTCTTCAACGCGGACATGAATCGTAATGGGGTTATATGGGAATTGAATGGGGAACTTCTCATCTAAATAGCTTGAGAGAAAACCGTTGTGCCAGGGAATATTCGGACAATCGGGCGCCTCAAACACCCAGCGATAGGTATCATGATAGATTGCTTTGCCGCTTGTATTCACTCGATAACTAAGAGCCGGATATCGAATGTTGCTAAGCACAGCACTGTCGTCAACTATCCAATGGCTTCGCTCTCCCCATTCTTCTGGACGATCCGGATAGGAATTCAGCCTCTTTAAAGGTTTTCCTTCCATCAAACGATTGAGTATCTGACGCGTTAAGCTCCAGCTCATACCGGAATGACCATCCGCCGCCATAGTTTCATAGGTACGTAAAGCAGAGCGATAGCATTCAATAGCGTAATCCAGGAAGTTATAGTCGTTTTCGTCGATAGCACTGTTTCGCTCACAGTCAATGGCGTATTCTACTTCTTCGCGAACGCGTTTCGTCATCTCGCCAGCATTCTTTTCGAATTTCCAAGTTCGAACAAAGGCGGCCCAGGCTTTCTTGAAACGAGCAATGAGGTCTTTCATCATGTTTCCTCCTTCTCCACATAATTTCTTAATCCGTTACCTTCGGGAAATTTATCGTAGTGAACAGCCGGCCTCTGCACGATAGTCCCGCTACGGAAATTTTTGCACTCGATGGCGATGGTATAGCGATCCGGAGCCCACATTGGAGTAACTTTGGCGATATCATTTTTCAGATTTTCGAACTCCGTCTTGTATCGGCATACGGTTTCATGAACACAGTTTTTACACATTGTTATTCCTCCTTTTTCATTTGCTCTACCATAAATATAATGGCGGCTTTTAAGTTTTTATCCGTAGGTTCCTCATCCGAACGAATCCGACAGTATTGCGTACGATCCCCATGACGAAGTGTTAAAATGGTGTAACCGAAATCTCGATCGATACAAAGCTTATAATCGTCCGGAATCAAATCCATCAGTGGTTTATGAAGATCAATGAACCCCATGTTTTTTGTCCTTTCTCGGCCGTCCTCGAGGCCGAAATTCTTTCTTCCCTCGATAGTATTCCGGAATATCATAGTAGCGAGAGAAGAGAAGCCGAATGCGATCAATCCGTTCCGTGATACACGAAGTATTGCACCCTTCTTCTTTCGCAATCTGAACGTTACCTTTCCCTTCTAACATCTTTACAAATGTTTTCTGCTGACTGGGAGTCAATGTGGCTTCAAATTGTGATAGATCGTCATACCAGCCTTGATCGGGTCGGTAATGATTATCAGGGATCGTTTGAAGATAGGTTATATGGTCTTCACCATTATGTTGAGGATCATCGATCGGAACGACAGTCATCCCATTTCGTTGTTTTCGATTGAGATAGAGGAATTGGTGATTAATATAGCTCCGAATCGTGTTAACTGCATAGGTACTGAATGCCAAATCGGGATGCTCATCGTAAGTAGAAGCTGCTTGTATGAGGCCAAGACATCCAATTTGGAAGAAGTCTTGCTCATTATCCCGGGTGAATCGATTGGGATAATAAGTTCGCATCGTATACCAAACAAGATTTAGATTCCCTTCAATGAGTTTGTCTCGTTCGGGCCCAGTCATTTACGATTCCTCCCTCCTTTACTTCAGACTCTGAATGGCCTGAACAACATAGTCGACAGCGCTCTTTAAAGCGTCGAGTGTCCAGGTTGCATTTTCATAAGTGGCTTGCTTCGCGATCATCATTTCAATGAGCGTGTCCTTAGACGGAACAAAGACTAAAAATAAGGCCGCAGCAATACACACGCCGATGGAAATCTTCAGCGCCTTTGTAAAGAATCGAACAACTTTTCTTTCGTCGGCGCACATAGTAGGAAAGTCTTGAATCATCTTTACCTCGACCGGAATGATGATAAGGGACGCACCAACGATAATGATAGCGACAATAAATGCGGCAAGCATAAAGCCGCGCATAGACTGGACGACACCCAGCCAATAGAACCAACTAGGGTTAATGATGTAGTTCATATTTTTCTCCTTTACTTCAATTCGATGAATTCAAATTGGTCGTAAACATTCGGATGAAAGATACCAACCCAGAAATCATCCTGCGCCTCACGATAATACGCAAGATCCTCATTCCATTCCTGAATATCTTCCATCAGATCGCGCTTACCGAGGTCATTATCATTATCGTAAATATCATTTTCATACTGATACACCAGCATCTCATATCGCATCTGATTCTCTGCGACGTATGCATCGACATTGATGTTTTCGACGATGATGACTATCAACATGATAATGGCCACAATGAAACCGATAATAGCGATTACGAGAAACGGCCCCGAATAATCATGGAAACGTTTTTCCAAATAAACAGCCAGCCCGAGGCAAACGACGATTGACAATACAACTAACCAAAAGAGCATCTTTCTTTCCTCCTTTACAGACGATTGTTGACATAACGAAGGATGTCATTTGCTTCATTGAGTCGATCAAGAGCATCCTCGATAGCATCCTTTGCACAACCGATCGCATTCTCACAAGAGTTGCCATTGGTCGGAACTAGACCAAAGAGATTATCTCGAATCTGATAGCTGAGGCCTCGGTTTTCTTTCGCGAGCTCGCCAAGACGAGCGAGAAGGTCGTGAAGACCGGGTTCCGGGGTCGGTGCATTGCACTTAACATTTGCCGCATTTTCCATATTTGCTCTAAACATAGTGTTATCCATCATATTTGTTCTCCTTTACATATTATCGGTTTACTCTTCGTCTTCCTCATGAATATCTCCTTCCATAGCAGTTCGACACTGTTTCCGGTTTCGACATTCCATGAACATATATCGTGATTTACAAGGCATTGGCCCATCGAGTCCACTGTCAACCATACACATGCGAACAATGGGTGCAAAATTATCGCAGTTACGACACTCCACGAATGGAGTCACACAAGGGATGAATGTTAAGACTGACATGGCAATTTCTTGGTCAGGTACTTCTCAATGGAAGCACAACGTTTGTGGTAGCGACAACGGACAATCCCATCCGTCCGAATCGGTTCCGTATTGCAGCCGTGATAGAGCTTATCACCAGGCGTAAAGACCGGCTCAAATCCATCACAGTCATTGCAATACTCATGAATATCCAGTTTGATCATGTCTCGAGAACCCCCTCGATTTGCGCAGCAATCTCTTCAGGAGAATGGGTTTCTGTGTGTAGGATCACATTCGGACCAATGATCGCCGGATCAAAGAACACTGCATTGTCGTTCGTAATCCGTCTATTGATCTCGTCCTCGGAGCGACCCTGCGCGGCCATACGACGTAGCGCAGAATTCCAACCGCAATCCAACCAGACAACAACGACTTGCTTCGGTCCAAAGTAATGGGAGCGGAAGAATGCGACGCCGTCGGGATCAATGATGTAAATATCATTTTCATCGACCTGCTGTGCGGTCGCCCAGTAGTGATGCTTATCGAAGTAGGTGTATGCCATAATATCTCTCGAGCGAGAGACCTTCTCGTAGAACATGTTGTTGACGAAGATGTGGCCCTCTTCCCGTTCAAAGCGTTTTGGACGCGTTGTGTAGGAAGGAAGTATGGATCGTCCGTACTGGCGACTGAGAATATCAGCCACCGTGGACTTACCAGAGCCGGAACGACCGACTAAAAGAATGATTTTATCATGTTTCATAGTTCTCTTCGAGCTCCTTTGCGTAATTATCGGCAGATTCCTTACTATATCGGAAAGACTTTTTGTCATTGGTGGTGGTAAAATATACGACACCTTTAAGTGGTGCCTTGCATTTTGGGCAGCAGCAAGGATCGAATACTGGACCGAATGGCGGTTTCTCATCTGCTGTAGCAAGGATCTGTTCGAATTCATATCCGCAGTTCCCACAATGTGGACGGAAGATTACAGTCATGTCCTATTCCTCCTTTTCCATCGTAATAAACGTCCCATATTCATCGAAATCCGGATCTCCAAGTACTTCTCCTTTAAGAAGTGCCAAAACTTCGTCCTTGGTTAGAACGAACTCATTATCGCCAAAGGCGGACATACACCTTTTCTTGTCCGTGTCATTTTTGATTATCAGCATTCGAATTCTCCTTTCATAGATTTAACCCCTTCGTATACTGATCACTAAATGACTTTGAATAGTTAAAGATGAGGTCGTCATTGTACTCTGCGAAATATACAATCGCCTCAATTGGTTCATGACATTTCGGGCAATGCGATGGTGAAAACGTTGTTTCGCGAGAAGATGCCGATTTCTTGAGCTTATGCTCGCTTAACTTACTGGCGACGGTTACGCCATGTAATTCTTGAAATTCGTAGCCACAGTTATTGCAGCATGGACGAAACACAACTTTCATACTCGATTCCTCCTTTTTGACAGTTTGGCCATCTTGGTCTTCTTGCGAAGATGCTTCTTATGATTCGCTTCGACTTTGTCCAGTCCACGAACGCGAGCTCGTCCTTCGCCGGTGATGAGATTCGGTTTTGTGATAGGCGGAGCATCCTTGTCGATTGTGAACCCATAGCACCATCCGAACATTTTTTCAAAAACCTCCTTTAAAATATCCAACCGCAATCCAACCAGAAAAGGAATAGACCTTGTTTGGTCTACCCCTTTCGGTTGTAACTGGGTTACTTGAACTTCAGAATTTTGTTGAACACGTTCTTAACTGTGGTCGTCTTGAAGACGCCATCCATTTCGAACTTCATGCCCTTTACGAATGCCCAGATGCTCGTTCCAGTTCCGAGCAACAAACCGCCGATCTCAATGCCAGACTTGACTCGATCCTGCTTCTTCTGATATGCGAACTTCTCCTGCTCGAATTCGAATCGGCGTTCATTTCGAACAACCTCTTCATCCTCAGCAAGAGCCTTTCTCCTATCAGAGTCCGCCTCCTGAGCAAGCTTGTACAGAGTATCAAGCTCCCTTGTTGCCTTTCCCATCTCTTCGCTTCCAGGATCAAGGGTCTTCATCTTCTTCAGATGTGCCTCGATCTGATCCTCCAGCAAATTACGTTTATTCTCCATAATTTCTCTCCTTTCAAATATTAGAGTTACCTCCATTAAGGAGTTTGTTTATTTTGCGTGTCCTCTTTGGAAGGGTTGATTTGATTGATGCAGAAGAGAGCGAATTTGGACTTGCAAATATCTTTTGGCTGCTTGTCCAGTCCGAGTGACATATAGACTTGCCCATCCTCAGGGTCAATTGTCACATTCAGGAATCCGGAATAGAATTTCTGGAATAGACCCTTGGCAACCACCTTAGAGCAGACGGTGAATCCGATTGCCATGCCCAGAATGGCGACGATGATATTGACGATAACCTGATTCATCCAACCCAGCCTCCTGCCCAAACGATCGTGAGTACGAAGGTTATAATGGATAAAATAAATCCTGTGAATCCGAATACCAAACATACCAGATCATTGTCGGTCGACATGCGGAAAATGATTGACATAAGACAGCATACTGCCACTATGAAAATTAGGATTTGAATGAAGTTATAGAGCATTTTTGGTTCTCCTTTCAAAGAACTGACCTTCGTTAAAGGTCTTCTTTTTCGCTAGAGCTTGGGAAATTGCTAAATCAATTCCAGCTCTGGATTTAAGGTGATAGTAATAGAGGTCCCGGAAAGGTGTGTTGAGTCGGTCAATCCGACCTCGCGCCTGTTCGAGAACTTTATAAGAGTAGGTCTGAGAGTAGAATACAATTGTGTCCGTCTTGATACAATTCCAGCCTTCGCATCCAGCAGTATATTGTACCAAGTAGACCCAGGAGCTACTTTCTGGTATGGGCTGGTGCTTATGGCCGTTCCATTCAGCGGTATCACAAGACTCCACATTTTCGAATAGTCCTTTCAGAATATCAAGCTCGTAATCGAAGCTGTAGAAGATAATCATTCGCGGATGATCCTCAAAGAGCTCCAATACCGCAATTTGACGGGATACATCAGAGTTTACAAGCTTCCGCACTGCAAAACAGACTTCCGAAGCAGACTTCATCGGCTCATTTTTCTCATAATTCCAACGGTTTTTCCAAATATCATGGTACGCTACTGCGTCATAGGAGACATGAATATCCTGGTTATGACGTACGGTTTCGCGTTCAAAATCCATTGGAATGAGTAAATGGTTCCGAAGTCGGATGAGTCGACCCTCGTTGATGTAGCGATCGATCTGCGGAAAGTCAACATGGTGATTATAGACGACATGATTATTCCGAAATTCCGTAATGTTTCGGAAATATCCATTGGCAATAAACACCTGAGCGTAGTCTGTCCATTGATCCCCAGCAGTTGCCGTGAGCAATATCCACTCATTCCGTTTAACGATCTTTTGGAACGACTTTGTCCAAGCTCCGGTTCCGACCAATCGTTGCTCATCGAATATGAAAAAGGCGTCGCTCACGGTTTCATACTTATGTATGTTGTTCCATGAATCGATGATAATCTTGTTCTTATATCGACTCACTTCCGGATCGGTTGACATTAAGAAATACGGAAACTCTGCTTCCCATTCGCAGGTATCTCGCTTTTTGGCAGTCGTGATAATGTAAAGATCTTTCGGATTTTTCATCCCAGGATCTTTTTCCTTTTCCAATTGCCCGCCATTACGAATATAATAGTAGGCAATGGACGTTCGAGATTTACCACTACCGACACCGCCATTGAGGATGCATCCGTTGAACATCTTCCCGATTGCCTCGAGCTGATAATCGGTTAGATTTCCTCGAATCATTTTTCGACGATCATCACTCGAAGATGTTCCGGGAGTTCGTAGTCGATATAACCGGCATTATCACAACACACAAGATACTTGGCTCCCAAACGAGAAACGACTCCGAGTTCCGAAAGAATGAGTCGAGGATCCTTCTCCTTCATTCGACAGGAAATACACGTGGATCGACTCGGTGTATCCTGGGTTTCCTGATACGGACACTTCTCGCAGAATCCATCATCATTGATCTTGATTGCTCGGATGATCATAGCCGGCCCTCCAATTCAGGAATTCGCTTCATAAGGGTGGTATTGAAACCACCTTTCTTCAGAATTCGACGTCCGTAATCGCGTTCGAATAGTTCCGCAATGCGATCAAATTTCTGGCACTGCTGCTTGCAAATGCCGACAACCGCCGAATCAGCATGCGATTTAGATGCCTCGATCTTCGTGATGGTTTCGTTATAAAGCTCCGCCACCAATGCCTGGACCAGATCGGTCTTCTTGCTGGCAAAATCATTGATGATCGGCCGCTTGTATTTCTCATAATATTCTTTTGCTTTCATACAGCTCGCTCCTTAAAGAATGTGCAGGCATAGCATTCCGGGATTCGACTTCCTTCGACGATAAGTCCCGTTTTCTCGCACTTATAGGTTGTGATGCCGGCTTTGTAGTTTTTGAGCTCATCGGCATACTCACAGTTACGGCAACGGTGCGGATAAGACAGATAATCGCTTTGCATTACTTCGCCTCCTCATAATTGACCGGTTTGTGACTGTCCGTGTTCCAGGGCTGGTTCAGACAATCATTGCAGGGATCTTTCGATTCCTTTCTCGGAGCATACTTACAACTACAACAAAAGTAATTGTAGTAAACCTCCTTCTTGTTCTCAGCCATATGCGCTTCCTCCTTTTTAAAAATATGGATGGTGCTCCCTCGGGGATTCGAACCCGGGACCGTTCGGTTATGAGCCGACTGCTCTAACCAGCTGAGCTAAGGGAGCATAAAAGGAGAGACCCAGAATATCCAGATCTCTCCTCTATGAGATTACATATACAACAATACGTAAACCCACATTCCAGCCAGAATCGTACAGATCAGTCCCGTTACCAGGAATTCTGCCACTCTGTCTAAAAACTCAGTTAACCATTTCATATATTCACCTCCATTATAGGAGTTGTAAAAATCGCGAAGAACGAAGAGACCTAGTTCGGTCTCAACGTCCTGTTGCGAGCATAATTGCATCCATGTTAAACCAACACACAAGTGCCAGCCCGAGTATACCAAGTATGATATAATCGAGCCATTCATTCTTGAATTTGATCCACCATTTCAACATAATATCAACTCCTTCCATAACAGAGGCTGTTTATTTCGCGGGGTTAGCCCTCGACAACACTCTGAATACGGAACTTCCAAAGGCGGCGAGGGGCCGTCCCAATGGCCTGATGGATCTTACGAGCCGTAGCGCCGATTTTTTCGATCTGGAGCTCATTCCAGCTCTTACGGACATAGGCGCTTTCCTTGACACCCTTATGACGAGCCTCCAAGCGGAGAGCATTGCGAACGAACTTACGATCAGACATTCTTCTTTTCCTCCTTGTTCTTCTTAGCATGCTTATGCTTCTTCTTGGTGCCACTCATCGTATCGACGATCTTGCGAACACCAGCCTGGGCTTCCTTGTAGCCGACGTTGTTGAGTTCCATATAACGGCGAACTGCCGTAGAGAAGGACGCTCTGCGAATCAGGGTTACGCAGTCTGGCTCGACATCGAGCTTGCGCAAATATCCGCACTCAATGTCTTGATCGACCTGATCGCCGTAGACCTCCTTGGCGAACTTCAGGGCATTGTCATCGAAAATGCGATTGGTATACTTGTTTTCATAGTAAACCACGTCAGCACCTCCTTACATATCCGGTCCTTCGAGGGCCGCCCATTTGTCTGCGAATGCATCCTGCACGATCTCGATGTACATCGTCTTGAGATATGCCTTAACTCGACCCGGCTCCCAGTTGTAGGGATTGATCACCAGATCAACGGTCTTGATCTCGGCATAATCGAGAGAATCGACGCTGCCTTCATCCAGACGAGTCTTACGACGACCAGCGATCATCCAGATGTTCGGAGGAACGTTCTTGTAGCTGACGTTCACCTGAATATAATGCATAGGTGCATCGCCCTCATTACGAGGAGGCATCAGACGAACATTCCAACCCTCTTCCAGAAGAACCTGGTAAAGAGGAACGTCGTCGACCATTGCGTCTTCGGGGATTTCGACGCAGAAGTTTCGGTTGCCGGCCGGATTGTACTTCTTCTCTACGCCAGAGAAATTGCGATAGAAGATATGTGCATTGGGGATCTCGAGAATTCTTTCGACACGGTTAGCCATGACGAATCTCCTTTCAAAATTTCAAAAGTTGAGAGACCTAGAATATCTAGATCTCTCTTATTTGGTTAATAGACACGAACGCCCGATTGCTCCAGGTACAGTTTGAAGTCGATGGAATCCTGCTCGGTGTGACCCTCTTGAATCGATTCACGATAATGATCACGCAGACCGTGATGGTCGTTCACTGCATAAACCATGTCGACACCATAATGGTCAGCAAAGTCTCCTGCGGTGAACAGCAAATCTGTCACGCTCATGCGCTCGCATCCGAGAATCTCGTAACGGGTACACTGATAGGCTTCCTTCTCTGATTTCAATCCATATAGAACAATTGATTTCATTCATATCACCTCCATTACAGGAGTTGTTTATTTCGCGGGGATTTAGGCCGCAGCAGCAAGTCGCTTAGACATTGCGCCAGATGCCATAAGGCCAAGCCCAATGAACGTCACGAACATACCGGTTGCAATTCTCGTATCCGGATTAGTCACCGCATCTCGAATTGTTTCAACGACTTCTTTGGCAGTCATCTTAACCTTCCTCCAGAATTTCTTGAGCTTTTCTTTCATTGGAAATATCATTCCTTTCTCACCTTACGGCGAATATCTTGGCATCGTCCTCAGCAGTCTCCCAGGGATGAATGCGCTCCGGTGTATAAGGATCGTCCGAAACAAACCATTCGACGTCACCATACTGTGCAATCTCATAGCGAGCATTGCCGACTAAATAGTCATAGTAGGTTCGGTCAATGTCTGCCTCTTTGTGATTCACCTTGACCATCTCGGATTCCATCCATCGATAGCCGTCGGCACCAGTGGCAGAGGCGAATTCCTGTTCACCAGTCTTCTTCATCTTGTTGGCATCCTCACGAAGAAGGATAGCACCACCAGCACCATCCTTAATCGGTGTGAATTGACCAACTCGACCAACGAACTGGTAATTGTGGCCTTCCGCAATCTTCTCACGAAGCATTTCGTCCGTAAGAGATGCGAACTCGTCCAGTAGACGCTGCTCCGATCTTGTTAACTTCTCCGGATCCTTGAATCGAAGAGATCGAACCAACTCATACTGACTCACATCTGGCAGATTCTCATTGAAGTCCAGATAGAGTGCTGTTTGCACGGACTTTGTCTCGCACATGTCTTCAAATACGATGTCCTCGTGTGTGAAGAGGGTCTTGAAGACGTACGGAACAGCAAACTGAGTACCAGTCGCAGTCCACTGACCAGGATGCTTCTTATTGTCCTTGCAAATATCTTTCTTACTCATGACGTAATCCTCGCCATAAAGGTCACAACACTGTTCCACTGTCGCATAGCGGGCAATATAAACAGCATTGTTGACGAGACACATACGCTCATAGGTTGCCTCGTGCTCAAAGTCATAGCCATACATCTTGCCATATCTCTGAACAAACTCGATAATGTGCAGATCCGCATCGGGAATCTTAATTGAATCCGTCTTAATATGAGCAACCGTATAACCACGCTTCTCTACCTCATGCTCGAGATTAATCATGAACAGAGCACCGCGCTTCGCCACGATGTTATCCTTATTGCGAGGATCGTGGAACGGATTGTCGAAGTTCGCGGCGGTCAGACCATACACAGAGTTGATCGCGATCTTCAGAGCTTGCGTGAGATCATCCTTCGTGAAGTCGGCTGTGCCCGCAACCAACTGATCGATGAAGGGCGCAAGAGCACCGCCGAGAATGACTCGACCGGTGTCCCAATCCTCATGCTTAATCGCCACACGAGCGTCTTTCAGATCTTTAAACCTCTGCGTATAGACTTCACCAAATATCTTTTCTGCAATTGCCGAACTGGGATGCATGGATGCAATATCGAGCAGTGCGATAAACCCATACATACCAGGCTTTGCAGAGACACGGCCACCCTCGCCAACATCCTCGACATCACGATAACTCGATTTTCCGTTTTTGTACTTGTAGCCAGGGAATATCGGTCGACCTTGCTTATCGAAGACTGTGAAGTCATCGAACTCCTTCTCCATCACGAAGGGCACGTCCGCAAACTCGTCATAGACCTGCGAAACGTCACCCATATCGCGATAATTGAAGGCATCCTGCGGATGCTTGTTCGTACCAAATATAATTCTGGTAGTGAGCTGGTTGGTCGTATCATTGACGGTCATCTTGGCAATCTGTGCCAGAATCTTACGTGCGGCAAAGTCGCCTTGCGTGTGATCCCAGACCGCTTCCGTTGCAATAACATCGTTATCGCAGTATTCAGCAACCTTCGGCCAAAGTTCTTCCGGAACCGGCTTGTCCCAAGGAAGACCAAGCTCCTGATGGTGAATGCCAAGCTCGATTTCCCACTTCTTCAAGCTCTGCTTCTTAGCGCAGTAGTCATAGACATCCGTGTAAGAGATATTGTACGCTTCTCCGAACATCGCATTCGGAGAGCCGTTGATAATCCTCTGTGAGAGCGTATAGAGCTGCTCATTCGAATATCCAATCATACGAGCATAGAGAATGTGGTTATCGTAACGACGGCAGTTGAATCCAACCAACTTGAACTTGATGAGTTCCTCGATCTCTTTTGGCTTGGGGTTAATCATGCGGACAACTTGCTTACCAGCACCTTGCACCTTCCAGTTCACCAAGAAGAGATTCGGGAATACCTCTACATCGTAGAATACGATTGGTTGGTCCCCGTCTTCTCCCGGCTTGGAGGGTTCTTCAGACTTAAATCGCATCTTGTTGACGAGCTTGATGCAATAATTCGCCTGATTGGTACTATTGGCCGCGAATGCGAGGACTGCGTTTCGCATGTCCGTCACATCATAGTGAAGTCCGCTATTGTAGGCATCTTCCAGGATTTTGTAGATGAAATCAACAGAAGGCTTTGTCGCCGCGTGATACTCCTTATTCAGGTTTCTGCGGATCTTGGTTCTCAGTTCCTTCTCTGATTTCACTCCTTCGAAGTTGATCACTTTACCATCTCCTTTCAACGGCAAGCCCGAACTCAGGCTTGCAATCGGAAGGTTGTTGCACTTTGTCAACTTTCTTCGCAAGCTACTCAGGCCCGAAAATACCTTAATTTCCACATGGTCCTCATAGACCGCACTTAGCTTCTCCGGATCTCCTGTATAAATATAATGGAGGTGAATTCCGGCTCCAGACTTAGAGAGTTCTGCATAAGTCTGAGGCCACTTACTGGCGGCTTCCAAATTCTTTTCGAAGCACTTCTTTCCATTTTGGTCCGGAATATCAAAGTCGATTACGATGTGATGGATTGGCACTTTCACATAATGAAGACGATGTGTATTGACATCTTTCAGTGTTACTCGAACATCTGACCACTTTTTCATGGGTGTCTCGTTGTCGCTCGCATATTGCGCGAAGCAATCCTTGCATTCCATGTCAAAGATAGACGGCTGCTCACGGAACTTCAACCACGAGTCGTCCGGTTCAGCGTTTTTCTTCTTCTTTTCCGGCTTCTCTGCAGTGGTGATTGAGTCGAATTTCTCGATCTTAAACCCATAGAAGGTGAACGGTTCTTTCCCTTCCGGAGCAGTTCGATCGTAATACTCTTCGAAATAGTTCTTCATCTCTGACTTGAAATTGCGCTTGTTGAGCAGGAATTGCATTTTTGCTTCCTCGCAATAGGTCTTATACATCTCCCAAGCTTGTTTGAGGGACGTAGAAGGCTCTTTCTTGAAGATAAAGTATGAATCCGCAACAAAGTTGTAGAAGTCATTACTTTCATCAAGCATGGAGGTCGGTACATATCCGTCATAATATCCAGGAGACTCCATATAGACATTCAAACAGCGTGTGGCAATAGCACCCAATTCGAATTCAACCTGCTTGACGAGCTGATTGTATTCTCGTGTGGGAACCTTACGACCGGATGGAGACACGTCGATGAGTCGTCGAATGAGACCTGACTTCGCGTCCGTAATCTTTACTGGTTTATTGGTTCCCATGAATAGGAATGCTTTGAATTTACTCGAATAGGCAGACTTAAATTTCTCATTCACCGTCATAAGTTCGTGAGAAACGACACTGTTCAGTCGAGTGTTGTCTTCGATTCGAGATAAGTCGCCATCGTGTTGAATGGCCACCAACGGATTGGTTTTAAACGATTCCAGAGCAAAGGCTGCATTTGCACTACCCAATGCTTTTGCATCAAATACCGCATAGTATCCTTCAAATAGTTGCTGTATGATGTTGATAACGGTTGATTTACCGCTACCTGCTGGACCATACAGCACCTCGAATTTCTGGATTGTCTTGGAGTCGCCAGATACAATTGCTCCGATTGCCCATTCGAGCTTATGTCGCTCTTCTGGATCATACAGAGTAGACATGAGTTTGTCATAACTCGGACATTCACCATCCTCTAAGGGATACGGGAGTTTCTTCGATGCATAGTCTCGCTTCTTGACATCAGTATTGGCAAATATCAATTTCTCATCGAGCATATGGAACGAATCTCGCATATCCCTTTGACAGAATGTGTGAAACCGGTCGATCATGCGCGTTTCCGAATCCCATAGATGAAGAACTCGGATTCCAGGCGTATTGGGATAGTTGTCCTTGACAAATTGGTCAAGTTCTGCATCAATTAAGCGGACCGCATCGTATTCATCAGTCGACCACAGACGCTTTTCTTCATCCCAAATCGCGTAGAACGCGCCGCCTCGAATCATCAAATCGTTCGATTTCGAGACGATGAATTTCGGATATACCTCAATGCCTCCACCTCTAGGACATCTGGTGGCGACCATCAAGAAATCCATGCTTTACTCCTTCTTCGTAGCGTCCTCCAGTTTCTGGATCTTCTTACAGAGATACAGGAATCCGCCGATTCCGGCAAGAATAGCGATGTTTTGCTTGCGGCAATAACGAACGAATTTCCGACGATCAGCATTGCCAATTCGAACGTTATGGTTGAAATTATCAATGTTATTATTCGCCACTCTGATGATTTCATTGATAGTATCTCGATGTTTATCTAAACAGGTCGCAATCTTTCCCAAATCGCGATTCGTATCAATAATCGCACCGCTGCTCTCGCCTACGGCCTTCCAAATCTTGGCGAATTCTTCGGCCATCTTTTTTTCATCCATGTTTGTGTCTCCTTTACAAAATCGTATTCAGGTACCACATCATCTGATACCAGATGTCCACAGCTCGAAGATCGTAGGGACAATCTTCAATTGTGAATAGTCCTCCTCGTCCGTTAGCCTCGTAAGTGCGATTCAGGAAAATATCAAGAATACGATCGACTTCCCTTTCATTGTATCGGCTATCGCTCATGGAACCAAGCCCGAGAGAAACAATCATATTCCAAAACCATTGACCGGTTCGATTACCGACTGTGTCATCTTCCATAATTCGCTCCTCACATGTTCTGGCGAGGGCTACCATCATTTCCAGAATAGAGCACTCTCGAATATCAAGCAAATGCTCTATTGTACGATCCGGATAGTGATTTTCATAACCGAAATCATACCGCAAATCTACGCCATGTCTTGCTCTATATTCATCCATTGGGATGATCCATGTGAATGCTCGAGCATCTAAGTGACGCATGAGTTTTTCATACGATAGATTTCTTGAATACTGCTGATCACCCATCACGAGACCGCACATCCATTGGAAGTAACGCTCGTGCAGTGCATCAGCTCTGGTCATTTACTCGTCAACCTCCAGCTCGTGAATATGACGCTCCGGATAGATCGCATCATAGGAACGCTCATCCAGCGTGATCTCATAGTCGGTCATCGTATTTTCGTTACGTACGTGACAGACGCCTTCCTGGAAATCACCGAAGTGACCCATGAAGACTTCACCGATGGCCTCAGAGATGTTGTCGACCGGATCATCCTCTTCGTCAGCAAGGACCTTATCGCCCTCGTACCAGGTCAGACTGGCTTCCGAATACCCATCTTCTCGACCGAATTCCTCAGGAGCGATGAGGTAGATCCCGCCGTACGCGTTCATATCCTTATCCTTGTAAGGATCCTGCTCAATATCACCCCGATCCTGAGGAGGAGCGTTGAGCGGAGTGAAGTATTTGCCGTAATTGACACGGCGCTTCTCGTAAGCCTCGGTGATCTCCTCTTCGACAGACTTACGCTGCTCCACGACATGCTCCAGAGGAGAGGATTCCTTTTCCGGATTGGAATCGGACTGCTCCTCCTTATCGGCCATTGCATTGATCTTATCGCGATAATACTCGCGCATCTCGTCGATTTCTTCATCAGCACGAGCTTCTGCCTTACGATAGGCATAGTAATATCCGCCGGCAGCGCCAACGATGGCACCAAGAGCGAACCAAATAACGTTTTTCACGATACGCTTTCCTCCTTATTAGAATCGTCTTTGACCTCAACCGTTTCAGTATAATGTGAGGTAATGATCTTAGCGAAACCCCACGCAATCAAAATGAATCCAAGAACAAACCGATCACGATCGAACACTTTTTTCGTAACAGATTCTTTCATGGTTTACCTCCTTAAGCGAGTTTCGGAGCCGTATGCATTAAGCCAATTCCGATAATAACGCTACCGATACCGCCTCCGATTAAAAATAAGCCAACAACATTTGCGGCCTTTTCCATATTCTTACTGTTTAAAACAACAGATATGGCTTTTTCAGTTGTCATTTTAACAGCCCTCCAGAATTTCTTCAGTCTTGCCTTCACAAATATCATTCCTTCCTCACATCGAGAAATAGTGGTCGCCTTCTTTAAAGGCTGGCGTTGCCCAGCTATGGTATCGATTAGTTCGAAATGCGATAACGTCCGAATTCGTCCGATCACATAATTCTTCAATCACCAACCAACGAACCGAGTCCCATTCCGGATAGCAATAAATTGCCCCCGTTGTGACACAGTCAAATTGGTTCTTTGCCGTAAGGATCGACAAAATGTCATCACCAGCAAAGCGCTCGCTGTCCACTCGATTCAGTATTGTGTCGACGACCAAACGTTGACCGTATTCCGATTGGTTTCCTGCCTCGGCATACGTGACTCGTGTCAACATCTCGATCTCATACTCGCTATAGTTCTCGAGCTCAGCAAATCTGGGTGCTTCCAAATATAAATCAGCCGCTGAGAGAGGGGCTTCGGGCATTACCACTTCTTCAGTCTGCATTTGGACCGGTTCCTCGTAGGTCACCAAATCGTGCATGGTGGTGGCGCTAGAGCCAATCACAAGCCCTAACGCCAATCCAACCAAACCAGATAGGAACCATTCACGCAGACTTTTTCTAATGTTTCCCATAACGGGGCCTCCTTATGTTAGATTTCTTCGCCGATCAGAGAATCGATAGGACCCTGAACATTGAAGTCGAGAATCACGCTACGCTCCATACCATTGACGAACTCGGAAGCGCCGCGACGATTGACATCATAAATACCGAAGTCAATATAATTGTCAGCCTTGGGGTTCTTGGCATCATAGTACCAACCCACATGCTGACCGGCCTTCGTCGGATCAAATCCGAGAGACTTATAGACTTCGTTCAGGAATACGTATCCTCTTGTCTGGAGAATATGATTCCAGTAGTTGAGCTGGCCGTTGATGAAGAAGAGATTCAGCTCAGCATCCTTCTCCCAATTATCATTGAGTTCATCGAAAATGCGAGCATAGACCGAAGGAACACGACCGTCCGGAAGAACAGTAACCTCTTTCTTGGTCTTCTTCTTTTTACCGGTTTCGGGATCGATCGTCTCTTCCTCGACCTTCTCCTTCACGAGGCCGTAGCGAAGCTCTTTGTCGACCTCATCGCCGTAGCGATCACGGACATTCTGACGATACTCCTTAAAGCCCTTATCGAGAAGCTGATAGGCAGCCGCCAGAGATGCATTACGCTTGGAGAGGATCTTGTGACCATAGAGAATCGACGTGATGCCGAGAGCACCAACACCAACGGCCGGAGCATAGAGCTTGATGACCTTCCACGCCGTCATACGGACAAGGATCTTCTGATCCGCATCCGCCAGTTCACGGGTGTAGGTACCACCGTCTTCCAGCTTACCGCCGACGGACTCTTCGATGTTCTGCTTCATGGTTTCATGGCCGTCCATTACCTCGGTAACCTTAAGGGTTGCCTTGCAGGCCATAACTGTGGACGTAATCCCGAGTGCGATACCGGCACCCGTAAGAATCTGCGGAGAATTCTTCTGAATGAAGAACTTCGACCGATAAAAAACAGACTTTGCCGTATTTGCAATTGTTTTCGTAGAGAGTTTCATTGTGCTTTTACCCTTTCTTAAAATTTCTTAGGATTTGGCATGACAACATACCATCCATCTTTCAGCCAAACCGGGATGAAGAATCGTGCATTGCTCCATCCGTGTGAGACCGCATCCAACGTCGTCCAGTCACCATCGAGTTTCCCGAATATCATTTGGACATCGTGCACTGTAATACGTCCGTAACGGTCCGCCATACGCTTTAGCGTCTCGATGCGAGATTTCGCCAAATATAACGTCGACGGATCGCTATGAAATTCCTTTTTTGTTGAGATCATGATACAGTCACTCCTTTAATCCAACGGAGCAGGCTTCGGCATACGAATATAATAGCCATCACAGCCACTTGCGATGTCTGCCTGGCGTAGATCCGTCCAGCCATAACGATGTGCTGTAAACGGAGGCGTCTGATCGACCACTTCATAGAAGTCTGCAACCGAGACGATCTTGTACCGTCTCAGGATGTTGTCAAGTTCGTCCAGGACACCTTCCGCATCTCGACGGGTTCGGAACGAGAACTCATCGAAATCGTAGGCGCTTCTTCTCTGAGGAGGATCATCTCGTCTGGGATCGCGACTATAGGAACCATAGTCCGTACGATAACTGACATAGGTTCCTCCGGGTCTCCGGTCACCTCGACGAGTCGAACCGTAAAATATAATGTTGACCGCATCCGTCAGAGAATTCGCAAAGAAGTCCTTCAACATCGGAACAGCAACATCATTCCAGATATGACTGCCAATGCTTCCACGATCGTCGGAGAGAATGTTGTCTCCGATCTTGCTTAACGGAGAACGTTTCTTTGTCTTTGCCGGAGCAGATAAAGAGACCTTATTGATCTCCTTTTTCGGGCTCTCCGGTGTCTCATTCCGTGCGGCATTTGAATTGTTCGGGTATTCTGCCATTGTTACACTCCTTCTCTCACCATAGTGAGGTATTTTGGGTTTAGCTTGACTTCCCAAACCGGGCAATGGTTGATAACCGAATACCGATAGCAGAGATTCGATAGTGCCTTCTCTTTGCTAACCGCCATCGTCACAGAATCCCATGACGACTTTCGGATATCACCAAACAAATTCCGGACAGGACCCTTATATCGATACTCGTTCATACAACCTCCAAAAATGAAAAGCGAAGAGACCTTGTTAGGTCTCAACGCTCGTCGAATCACAACTTGCTCGGATTACTCCTCAGCAGAGTCGTTGTCCGTGTCCGCCTTGCTCGCCTTCTTGGCCAGCTTCTTAGCCTTATGAGCCTCGATGCCATCCTTGATCTTACCACCAAGCGGCTTGAGGGCCTTCTTGTAAAGCCACTGGGCTCCAAGAGTTCCCGCCATGCCGATTGCGACACCGATCAGGGTGCTGCCACCGTTGGACTCATCATAGGTTTCTTCCGCCGGAACCGTTTCGGTCTCGAGCTCCTCGTTCTCCATGACAACATTGTTCTCTTCCATTTTAGAATACCTCCATAAAAATTTTGTTGTGGATTTCTCCATAATACATCTTGTAAATTTCGCGTGCTTTATTTGAGAACTTCCGGCTGTGTCGCATAGTCGAACACAACGCAGGGTTCTCCCTTCTCAGTGAGCTTCGAACTGAACATCGGTTCAATGAACGACTTGTTGACATCCCATCCGATATCATTACCGAACGGAATGCGGTCCAAATCAATGGCATCGTAGACATCATTGAGCGTTATGTACATATCACCCAACATCTGCCGGGAGAGATTGTTACAGATCTCGCGCAATGTCTCTCGATCCGATACAAAATATCGTCCGGACCAGCGATCGAAATAGAGACTCTTCCCCGAAGGAACATACGGGATCTCCTGATCATTTGCAGGGATTCGTTCTGATGTCTTCTGAGAGACTTTCTCACGAATCTCGTTCGCCTTCTTTTCGTCCAGAGACTCGGTGATGGCGGACTGATAGTCCTTCAAAGTCTCCTGCGAAATGGTATAAGCAGCTGCAAGAGCAGCGTTACGCTTGTGTTGCTGGCGATTGCCCATCACGATACAAGCGGTACTGAGACCAGTAGACAGTGCAACGGGCCAATAGTTCTTTGCATAGATCTTCACACGATCACGCGTCCGAATCGGCTCATTATACTTGTCTGCATAGTACTCTGCATCTTCGATCTCCGCTTTGGCTCTCGGCGCGATTTTCATCGTCATACCGATGGTCGTAAGGAATCCTCCAATTCCGATGCCAGTCAGGATTTCCGGACTATGCTTGGTCATATAGACCTTGATCGAATTACCGATCGCTTTCATAGGGATTTTCTTCATTTCAGCTCCTCCTTGCACTCTTTCACAATCTTATCCAGATTGGACATCTCCAG